ATTCTATCCGAAGGTCAGCCGGAAGTTTGACTAAATTTGTTTAACTACAAGTCGTTTCTTCCTATGATTAACGATTATAAACTTTGGAAGTAGGTGACTGGCTTTGCACGTGAGCTATGCCAGTCACTGAAGGATGTCCTGGACAATGACAAAGTGTAGTGTAGCATTTCGATTGCTTCGGGATTGCTCGACATGGCGTTAGGAACAGGCATCATATTCTCAACGCTAACCTCCATAGGTCTTATGTGCTGGAATGCAATGAGGAGTTACGATGGCTTTGCAAGAGAGCAATGCCATTCGCTGAAGGATGTTTTGGATAATGACAAAGTGTAGTGTGGCATTTCGATTGCTTCGGGATTGCTCGACATGGCGTTAGGAACAGGCATCATATTCTCAACGCTAACCTCCATGGGTCTTATGTGTTGGAATGCAATGAGGAGTTGTGATTGACGGAGCAATCCGTCAAAGTAGAGAAATCGGATTGACGATTGGGTGGGTTGGTGGGAATTTTAAAAAGTAGGTACGTAAAAATATATAGTGACTATCTCAGCGCACCACGCCGATAGGCACTATTATTTTGCGGTAGATTTAATGTAGAGTTTAATAGGGTTTAGAATTAAACGCTACTTTTTAATACTGTTTAATCAAGCCGATTTATCTTGGTTTATAGCGGCTTAGATAGTGACTATTATAGTGACTACACCCTGTAGTGACTAAAAGAAAAATCGCCAACTCTATGAGAATTAGCGATTTGACTTTTACTTGGGTGGTGCCACCAGGGGACACCGACTCTGATTGTATTTTATGCTGAAAATCAGTTCCTTATACTTGTATTGCGCTTAAATTTTGTCACACAATCTGCACAAGTTGTGTCACAACTCCGCGTTTTATACTGCAAAATAAGCTATAAAATTTGAATTTTAAGACCCATTATCTCGCTAAAATTTGAATTTTAAGCCTCCACTACGCCCTATAAGCGTTAAATATGGTTAATAAATAAGGCGGTCATCTCGATTTACACGAGAATAACCGCCTCGCCAGGCAAGAAAGAAAAATTGTTCAAATTAGCCAAGGATTTTGTTCGGGATCATAACTTCTCTGGAAGGTTTCTAATGCCCAGTCCACTTTAGGAGCGCATGAGTCGCGCTCCCTCTTCCTCGGTAACTGAGGATTGATTTTGAACTTCGAGGCATTGTAAAGCCATTGAATAGAGTCCTCATAAGCCCAACGTCGCGTTTCCGGGATATTGGTGGCAGAAATTATTGAGTGAAGATGATAAAGAGCCATACGGCTCATGTGAGCTACGACATTGGCGTTTCTCGGATCATCCCTTGTGATGTTAACACCTTCTATCAGTTCGTCTGGATTAGGATTGAAAACTGGATAGAAAACTGTGCCTTCGGCCACGACGTAATCAAAAGCACCCTCTGAGTAATCATACTCCAGCTCTTCTGAATAATCACCGATGAGACCCCAACAATCATCCTCTTCAGGAGTTAGCACTGTTTCATCTGCCGGAAGATCTGGAGTAGGCACTGGCTCTTCATCGCCTTCTCCTATCTCCTCTTCTCCTTCTTCATTCTGAGTAGAGATTTCTGAATCATCATCAATCGACGGTTCGGTAGGCTCTGGCTCTTCAGGGAACGGTTCGGGAGTCTCTTCAGGCTCTTCGCTCTCGTCATTCCCAAGGTACTGATAGAATTGGTCGTTGAAAGAGCATACCTGATTTTTCTCCCACTCCATATTAGGCTCCCAAGGAGTAATTTCAGCTTCACGCCATGCTTTTACTCCCGGCATGTGGATTTCTCCACTTTCATAGCCGTGAGGTACCATGCACTGCCAGTATTCAGTACCAAACCTAACAATTTCTCCTTTAGGATATGTCCTTAACTGAGAATATTTGTGAGCATGATCAATAAGTCGAGGATCGATAAAATCAACAACCTGACGCCAATATTCAATTTTTGTCGGTTTCTTATAACCATTGATGTGCATCAGGGTCTTGAAGATTTCCTCATCTTTCTTAATCCAGGCCTGGCCCGGATAAGACACATAAGGACTATACTCCCGAATATTTTTGCCCACAGCCAGTATCTTTTCTATTTCATAATACTGGTCCAGGTATTCCAGCAACTGCATCTCCGCCCTATGCTCGGCTTGGGGGAAACGCTCTGGAACATCACGGATAAGCTGCTTCATGTGCTCTTCAGTAGCAATGCAGCAGTAATCCTTATTTGTCAGAAAACGATGATATGCCATATTATTTTGTACTGTTTTATTTATTAATAGTCAAAATCACCATATACAGTGTCGTTTGAGTCGATAGTGGTTACAATCTCTGTAGATGCAGTTTTATATTGGGAATAATACTGACTCAAATAGTATATCATCGCATAATCAAAACAGTCTGAGAAGTGCCCCCATCGTTCAACGCGCTCACCATTATCATTCAATACTTTCTTCTTTTCCTTGGTGCCATCCGGGTTCTTTTTCTGATATACGAAGTCCTCAATCAGTCTATGACAACGTGCATCAATATAAACCTTCCAGCCTTTGAAATTTTGTAACAGTTCATTGATAAACTCCAATCGAGTAATCATTGCCGGCTGCTTGCTCAATAGCTGAATCTTTGGCTTCAGTACGGCGTTTGTCATATTCTTATTGGCGATTGTGAAGTTATTGACTCCCTCTTCAGTTTGAGTAGAGCGAGACAATCCAGCAGGGTCTCCAGTCAATAATACACCACCAATATGACCGTCCGCTACAAGCTGAGAGGCAATCCAGCGAGTGAATGAAGGAGTGTTGTTTCTCTTATCTTTGGGATAGCCGACATATTCAGGAAAGACACACACAATCTTATTGTCGTAATCAATCTGGATAGGAAGGCAACTCATATATGGATTGACATTGAAGTCAAAACTGAGGATGAGAGGCTTCATCGGATTGTAAGATTGTTCCCTAAGATTATGCACAAGATGCGTGTCGCCATCAAAATTCCAATATGCTGCCATTTTGTTACTGGTGGTAAATAGCCAGTTACCATAGAGCAGACGGTCTCGGTCAGCTTTATTACGAAGTTTGCTCAACTTATTGTAGTAGATAGCTCGGAATTGCTCATTAGGATTGTCGAAAAGACTGAATGGAATATAGCGATAACCAGACTGAAGTTCCACCGGATCTCCATCATCTGTCATTACAAAGGTAGAGCGCACCCATGTCAAACAAGGATTTGTTGACATAAACAATTTACCCACAATAAAGGTCTCTGCTATCTTATAACGAATACGGGAAGCCAATACCTCCACAGCCTTCTCAGAGACCTCAGAAACCTCATCTATGAAGCCTCCAGTGATTTCCAAAGAACCAAGGGAGTTGAAATCAGGGTCTTGAGGGCTTGGAGTCAAGTCCATTGCTATGATTTCAGAACCATTCCAAAACGTAATTACATAAGTCACGTTATTGACGTGGTAATGAATATCTTTCTTTAATCCCCATGAATTAAGTACATCATTCAGTGTTTTCCAAGTGGTTTCCAGAAGAGTCTTACGGACCTTACGAGCAACCACCATGCGAATACCGGGGAATTGAATACAACTACATACAAGCCAACAGCAGCCGATGTAAGACTTACCACCACCGGCAGAACCGCCACCCAAGACTTGTTCAGGAATGTCTGTATTGCCACATTGCACACATGTAGCTCTATAAACCTGATGTCCTTTGCTGTCAAATCCATTTGGCCGCATAGCGAGCTTACCCCCACACTTATCACAATGGTTAGGTTGCAGGGCGTTCCAAAGCTCATATTGTCTTGCGGAAGGTTTGAATGTTATTTTGAGACCTCTTGGTCGTTCTAATCTTGCCATTATTAAGATACTTTTCTCAATAATAGTCCGATAACTAAAAAGAGCTACGGTATAGTTACTACTCCATAGCTCTTAATAAATTTATTCTTAACAATTCGTATCGATTGCTGAAACATCATTACCACTGCTGGGAACAATCTGTTTTGTTTTCTCCAAAGGGATATATTTTATAGGTACGGATTGCTTAGGTTCGCGTCTGCCGCATTTTTCAGGATCACATTGTTCATTGCCAAATTCCCTACGACAGAACCATGTTTTGAAAAAATCACGTTCTCGCTCTAAATCCGCAATTCGTTTCGTATAAACAATCTCTTGCTGAGTCCTTGCCAACAAATCTCGCTGTACGTCTCGCAGTCTATCTGTTTGCTTATCAAATCGTTCCTCCCAGTCTTTAATATCTTGCTGATGTCGATCTTCTTTGTCGGCATTCATCCTGAGCAATTCGTTTATGCGCTCATCCTTGAACTTAACATGCTCACGCTCGGCTTCAAGCTGTTCTTTCCAGATATTCCATTCATCGGCCTTGCTCTCAACCTTTGCCTTACTGACGTTTGCCTCTGCTAAAGCAGCTTCAGCTTCTTTAAGACGTTTATTTTGTTTACGGTATAACCATGCTCCAACACCGCCCAATGGGGTGATAATGCCAAGCATTGTACCAAGCATAGTCGTGATTTCTGTAATATCCATATTCATAATCATTAAAACCGATGCTTAGTTCTTTTTAGATTGACATTTAATATTCTGCAATTTATTAACTGCATTTTGGCCAATCTTCTTTAAGTTATCAGGAGTGATTGGCTTGTTATTTTTTTTCATTTCTCGATGATGTCTATAGTTTGAAGGCTGACAATCTCAGCTTTTGGATTGTGATTGATTACTTTAATACCTTTTTGTTCTTTCCATTTGATTAATCCGAATAGCCAAGAATGTTTTTTCTGAACACTGAGTATGGTTAAACTGTCCCGAACTTCATAATCAATAATGGTCTTTTTATCCGGCAATACCTCAACATCTATATCCACAAAATCATCTTCTAACTTCGCTTTGATTCCACCGAAAGAATCAATTACTGCAATCACGGTATCAATACTATGAATTGTGCTTGAAACTTCCGTTACATTGCTAATGTCCTTCGGCTTTACCTTAGAAGCTGCCAATAAATTGTTATACTTAGCCTTAAGATTATTCTGAGTCATATTCAGGCTCTTGACTTCTGCCTGATATAAGGCAATAGAATCATTCAGTTGAATCTTGGTATATTTGATTTCCTGATTCAAGTCACTGATAGTTGCCTCCAATGTATTGGCCTTGTGCTGATATTTTGCAACCTGACTATATGTTTGCCAAAGAAAAAAGCAAAGAATCCCAATAACCAGATATGGGTTATATTTATTTAAGATTATTTTCCACATAAGTTTATAGATTAGAGGTTTGAATACTCTTTCTTGACCTCAAAACAAGGACAAGCCTTATTTGCAAACTCCTTATGTCCGTGAATGGTGGCATTAGGATATAGCTTCTTCAAATCCTTCAGGAGTTTGAGAAGTGCCTTTTTCTGCTCGGCAGTGCGAGTATCTTTAGGTTTTGTACTACCTACCTCTCGACCACCTATATAGCAAATGCCGATACTGATGGTATTGTGGTTAGTGCAGTGGGCGCCGGCAATGTCGATGTCACGCCCCAGATGAATAGAACCGTCACGATAAATCACATAGTGATAGCCTACATCTGAGAAGTTACGAGCCTTATGCCATGCCCGAATGTCTGCTACAGTAAAGTCTTTCCCCTCTGGGGTGTCAGAGCAATGGATAATGATCTCTTTAATATTGCGCTTGCTCTTAGCGATTGAAGAGACTCCTTTGGCCTCGTCTGCTTCGATGACAGCCCATGTCTTAGTACCAACAATGCCGTCAGCGGTCAATCCATGATTTTTCTGGAACTCTTTAACCGCCTCTTCAGTCAAAGGTCCAAAAATACCATCGGCCATCAAATGAAGATAAGTCTGCAAGTGCTTAACTTCTTGGCCTCTGCTTCCTTTTTTTATAGTTTTCATCTTATAATATTGTTGATTTTAATATACTTAGAGTTCTCATTTTGTTGATGGTGTCAGGTCCTTCAATCGAGCTAATAGGGATATAATAATTTCTAATTCGTCTCATCACCTTAACATCAACATAAGCTCCGGTTAAGTTGCCCCCAGTAAATAAAATCCGTGTGACTACGCCAGTCCTATTTGTTAAAAGGCTATTTCCATTCTGCTCCAACTTTTTGGAATAACGAATTGTAATCTGATCCCCGACTTTTAACTCATTCATATACAATGAAATTAGATTAAAAATTATTCAATCACTTTATCAATTCCATTGTCCTTATTGACTTCCGGCACAATCAAGTTGAATGTAATACCATCGCCGTCTGCACCTTCCAGCATAACCTTATGTGCAATATCTTCCTTGATACCATACATATCGGTCAATTTGCTGATAGCGTTAACAGCGACAGAGCGTAGAGCAGCCGGAGATTGAGTGTTGCCCCAGCGATCAACCACCATCAGAGTAGAACACTCATCAGCAATTTTCAATAGGGTTTCAGTCAATCTGGGGCGTAGTGTTGTTGCGTCAACTAATGTTTCGCTTCTTAACTGGTCTATGCGATCCCGAATATCATCGCGTGTTATAAGCTGCCGAACGGCAATGGCGACTTCAACCTCATTTTTTGTATGCTCTTCAACCCCATCTTTAGAGGGATCAAACAGCGCCCCTGTATTCCCGTTGAATACAAGGTCAAAGGTTTTGCGCGCATTGCCGTTATATGGTGAAGGCCCGCAGGCATATACCAGGCAGAACTTCTCTTCTTGGTCTGTGAGCTTCATTTTCTATTGTCTATAAAAATTATTGTTCTTTTATAGATAATAGAAAACTTGCTCATCTAAACTCAATATCTCATTTCTCTGATGAATTACTACGCAGATTTTGGTTCATAATTTGGTGTCGGAACAACTTTACAATCCCTTGCAGACATTGCTCAATTCGCTCCATCGTATTCAATTCAGTCATATTAAAATTGAACTGAAGTGCATATCCACCGATATATGCAAGCACTTTCCCGGTTTTCTCATCACTTATCTGACAGATGTCTAAATCCTCTCTTTCCCGGAACATCATCACTCCAGTTGTAATTGAATCAAGATAGGCTTCAGGCATACCATTTTCATCAATCAGCTGAATGGGTGTTGGATGATTTACACGCTTCATCTGAACGACCTGATTATGATTGACATTGACGGTATCGGACTTTACATCTATCTTTTTTTCGCTCTCAAACTTGGGCTGGAAAGTAGTCTTGTCAGACTTTGACTGCACAACATCTTTATGCACATTGGCATTTACAGCTTGTGCAACTGCATCACTGGCCGGTTTCATCGTTCCAGTGGCTTTATCAAATTTGAACTCTGTTTTCATAATTATATCTTGAAATGATCCCTAAGTTTCTCTCGTTTTTCAGCAGTTAGACCTCCGACTTCAGTACCACCACCAGCAGACTGTGAGCGCATCCTTGCAGTGAGCACTCTTACGATTTCTCTGGTAGCAGTCACATCAGCGTCTGCATCGTGAGCGTCATCCAGATCAATGCCCAGACGCTCTGCCATAGCCTCCAGTTTCCAAGTAGTGATACTCTTGTCATTATCAAAAGTGAGCTGAGAAAGGAGGATTGTGTCAAGTTGAGTGGGCTGGAAGTTACCCCAGAAATCCTTGGCTCCCCGGACAAGTTTGATAAATCTTGCCCAGACTCCAGTATAGAGCATAATCTGCTGCATAAATCCATTATCAAATAACGGATTCTGACCGATCATAAAGGGCTTGTTTGAAGCCACCACTGGGAAGGTATTTCTTTCAATGAAGTCGCAGATCTCATTACATACATCTTCCAAAGGTTTGCCTTGCTTATAAAGCAAATCCATAGTGATTCCACTTATATCCAAAGCTGTGGAACCATACTCCATCAGCTCTTCCTCTTCTTCTGCATCGTACTTATTTTTAAGCACTTTTCTTTTGGGCTTGCCGATGTCTGCTTTCTTACTGTAAGGATAGATATAAGAATTATACCTATCTATCACTTCAAAGGTATCGAGACGAACTGCATGAAGTGATATTTGAGTCGCGGCACTTCTGGTACAGTCAAGACCGCCGGTTTCAAAGTCATAGAATATTCCAACAATGATATTGCCTTTTTCAACTGGTGCTGCCATCTTATTTGTTTTTAATTTCTTCGTAAATACGTTCTATTTCCTTAAATAGCTCTGCCTTTTTGCCATTGTTGACAATCACATAATCATAATCCTCATCATTGAGGTTACGGCGCTCATCTCGACGGAGCCGGGTCTCATCAATCCCAGATTTACGGCGCAGAGCCTTATCTCGCTTAATCAGCACAGTATGGATATCGTAAACTTCTCCGAAGTCATTTCGCAGATTTTCCAGCCCCTTTTCATCAATCACATAAACAGTGCATGGGCCAAAGACTTGCCATTTGGTAGCATAATAATAATATCCACCAAAATGAGCATAAGCAATCAACTCCGTTTTGTCTGGAACGATGTCAATGAAATGATGATCACGCCCCTCCACTTCCGTAGGTCTGGGAGGTCTGGTTGTAAAGGAGCAAATCACATTTGCCTCTTTATGGTACTTCAGGTGTAACGAGGCCAAGGTCTTACCACAGCCAGAGCCACCTACAATACACATGATTTTTAATTTTTCCATATCTGTTTGTGGATTTAAGTATTGTTCTATTCGATAGTTAAGAATCTCCTTCATCAGCATTTTGAGTCTGGTAGGTGTGACCCGGCCACGCTTTCTACTGCCTTTAGATGAGATCTGCAAATTACGTTTTATCATATTGACTTGTACTTGCTGGGGATCTCGCCAATGATACCACGCAATCGCATCGCCATTTTCATCAAAGAGATTGGGCATGATAAAATTCTCAATCTTATCATGGTATATGGTGAGGTCACGAGCCTTGGCAATGGCAGCCTGAATACGGTACCAGCCTCTATAACTGGTACCGGCACATTCAAGCCTGAATTTGCGAAGCTGCTCTTGAACCTGACCGTCCAACTCTTCGCGTATGTCAATTAAAAAAGACATATCAAATCAATTTTAAGAATGAGCTTTTACCGATTTGAAGAGTATTCTTCTCATCATAATCACTCCATTTTATGTTGACCACAGCGACAATCATACGACCCTCTGCCTTCCTCAGTTCCTTCTTCCAAATATCCCAATCATCCCAAATTGTTAGAATATTGGTTTCGGTATTCTGCTGAAGTTCAATCTTGCCAAAGTGCTTGGTCTCACCAGTTCGCCTATCCTTATAAGACCTATCAGTTACAGAGCAAATGGCAGCGCATATCACGCCCTTCCGAACCTCATAGAATATATTATTCAGTTCTGAGAACTCAATGTACTTATAGGCCGAAACACTTTTAGGCTTCTCCAGATTGTCATATATTCTCTTATAGTCAATAGTTCCGTGACCTGAGACGGCTATTTGCTGACGGCTCCACCAATAATGCTTATCACGCATATCTTCCGGAATATCTTTTTCTGTCAGCTTAAATCCTAAGAGACTGGCTGCACTCTCTAAGAGACCATATCGCTCCAATACTGAACCGACGTTTTCAATCTGGTCAAACGCGCCAGCAAAGATGAGGTTCCTGACGCTTCTCGCTGTTACCGGGCAACGCTCACGAACTTCTGCTGTGCCCTCATCTTCAAAACTTTTGAACTTGCTCTTGAAAATACGCTTGATGAAATCCTCCAGATTATAAAATTCGCCATATAAATTGCGTTCTTGAACGATATACTTCACAGCCTTCGGTCCCAACTGTTTGATACGAGATAAAGACCAGTATATCTTATTGTTCTTAAAATCGGCTGTGAAATTCTCACCTGAGATATTGATGTTGGGCTTCTCCAATTCGGTACCTCCCACAGTCTTAATTTCATTCATCAAGACCGCCATTTTATCTTCATCCTGATCTCGCAACACTACAGTGTAAAAGGCAGTCGGATAATATGTCTTTAACCACGCTCCGACATAAGCGGTCAGTCCATAGGCAGTAGCGTGGGAATTACACGTCACCACGCCTTTACCGGTAAGAAATGTGTGATATGGATGCTCCATTTCCACATCATATACGGCAGTGTTGCATAAGAACTCCACTGAAACAACTTGAACGACAGCTGTACCTAAGCCTTTACGCCCCATTTTTACTCGCCCCATTTCATAGTGAGCCTTCTTATGACAACTGGGGCAGAGTGTTCTGATGTTGGAATAATTTTCTCCGACATCAGAATGATCACCATTGACATGATGGATCTCCAGACGCTTTAGGCGCCGGCCACATTCTTCACAATAATCTTTTTTGAGGTGATTCTTGTAATATTCAAGTTTAGTATAGTTGGAATCACGAGTCAGAAAACCCTTATGCCCCTTTTGAACATTCAAAGTATGACTTTCTACATGGTCGTTTGAATGATAACGAGTATTATTCAATCCACCCTTATCTGTAAACCGATAAGAAGTATCTTCCTTGATCCAACCTACACGGATATACATAAAATCCTCTCCTGGGATTAATTCATCAGTACGCTTCTGACCATTTAATGTTGGGTGCTTATGATTGTCTGTTACATCTATGGTACTGCCATTAGCCAAAGTGATACGATAGACTGGCCGGACACCCTGGTAGCGGATATCCACAATTCGATTGATGACCAACTTATCATCTTCATTTAGAGACCAGCAAGTTCCATAGCCATACTTACGATACTTGTTTCTAAGAGCAAGCCGACCGTTTTCCTTGGCCCACTGGTAATCATTCCTTGTACGCCACATATCTCCGATGTTAATCCGGGTGCCAGAACCTTTCTCCTTATGTCTGCCCCAAAGATATTCATGGCCGGCAATACAAGCATTGAATGAATACTTAGCCGCATCTTCAACATTGCTCCAGATTTGGTCGGCCGCCTCTTTAGGACAACCGTTTTGTTTTGCTCCGGCAAAAAATTTGTCCTGAAACTTACGCACCTTCTCCAGCTTCTTTTTACTCAAAGCCTTTACAAGATTCACACCGTCACCAAGGCTAAGTCCACCGACTTTCTGAGCCACACGCGAAATCTGCTCCTGATATACCATCTGAGCAAAGGTGTCTTTCAAAATTTCGTAAGTACCCCAAAGATAAGTAGGCTCATACTCACCTCGCTTTGCCCGGACATAATTGTCAGCAGCACCAGAATCCAAAGGTCCCGGACGGAACAAAGCAACCGAAGCAATCAGATCATTGATATTGTCCGGCGCAAGACGTTTGATAAATTTTGTAATGCCCTCGCCACCCATCTGGAATACGCCCTGAGTGTTTCCGTCACGGATGATCTTAAAAACCTTCTCGTCATTCAGGTATTTTGAGGCTATTTCAAGAATATTATACTTGACACCGTACTCACTTTCCACAAGATTAAGTGTATCAGAAAGCCTGGTAAGCTCCTTAATACCCAGCACGTCGTTTTTCAAGATACCAATAGCGTCAATATCATTACCTGATATTTCGGACACAAGCAAATCTCCCATCTTTCTGATAGGAAGCAGGTCAAAGCACTCGACACGCTCTCCCTTGACATATTCAGGAGTGATAATGAGTGCAGAGGCGTGAATACCAGCAGAACGTGCTTGACCCATAATCGGCAATATCTCTTCAAAGACATCAGGATATTTCTGAATGAAATCCCTCATGCGCTTATCGGTCGAAGCCATCTTCATCAGGTCAGTCCACGTCATATTATCATCCAATATGGCTGTCAAATAATTGGTGGTGGCCTGAGATATTTTATGGGTACGAGCCACATCCTTGATTACAGACTTAATCTTCTCAGTGGTGAATGTACCAGCAGAAAAGACACGCTGGAGGCCGTCTTTATTGTAACGTCTCTCCAGATACGCCTTAACTTCATCACGACGTACTGCGCTAAAGTCGGAGTCAATATCTGGAAGAGAACCGTGATTTCGTTTTACATATCCGTCACCGGCATAGCAGTCAGATACAAGTTGAGTGTCAGTCTTATGAGTTATGCGTTGGATTTTCATGCAGAAGTTTGTGGGGTAAGGTGTGAAGTAAATCACAGTTATCAAACTGAATGTCATCACCTTCTTGCAACTCATCTGCATAAACGGTCAGTTGTTCACCATCTCTGATTACAACTAACTCCGCATCCTTGTCAAGCAAGAGTATTGTATCATTATCAAAGGCCACCTCAAAATAATCTGAGGATTCAATATCATCAGCCATAATCGTTACCTTATCCGGCTCCAAGCCAGCACGCTCCGGCAACAAGAAGCGCTCGAAAATCAAATCGTACTTCAGAGGATCAATAAATGTGATACCCATCAGATAAAGAAGTAAACAGCCACCGGCAGAGCCTCGACCAATTCCAGTCAAGATTCCGTTTTCTTGTGCCCAGTTTAGCTCATCTCTTTGAATGAGAAAGTAATCTACATTGTCGGTACTTTCGATTACATATTTTTCATATTCTACACGCCTACGATAAACTTCTTCTTCTCCTTCCGGCACCAGCTTTCGGAAGCCATCTTCAATCAGCTCTCGAAACATAGTGAGAGTATCACCATATTTTGCCTGCTCCTGGGGTGTCATATCATACTTAGGGGCATAATTGTCACTCAGGTCATAGGCGGCAGTTGCATTTTCTATGATGTCAGCAGTAGCAGCGCACATATCATAAAAAACCTCATCATCATATCTATCTGAGAACAGGGCACGAAATTCAGCATAAATCTCATCAATAGTTTTCAGATACTGTTTATATGATTGCTCGTGCGCGGCGCCGGTATCGACTTTATTCAAAATGATTTTGGTACGCCAGTCCTCTTTGTCAAGATAATACACATCCTGAATCAAAATTGGACGTATATTCATCGAATATTCCAGATTGCCCAAATAGAAGTTGTCAAAATACGCTTTCTGGCTCTGCAACAATGTTGAGTCTATTCTGTCAGCACGATACTCGGTCGTATCTACCTGAAAATATACCCACCCATCAAAAGCGTCCACAAAATCCTGCAAGGCGTTCTTGTTTTCGGTAAGCCAATGACCACTCCATTTATCAAAAACTAAAGTATTGCCTTCAGCAAGATTTAGTAATGTGATCAGGTCAATTTCCTTGGTTTCAAAGCTATCTACCGCAACTGCTTTTTGAATACGCAACATATTCCTAAATCCTTGCTGAGTAGCGGCGTATATCTTAACGCCGACTTTATCCAGACCAATTCGTACTGTCAGGGAATATCCAAAACAATATTTCAGTCCAGCATCAGTAGCTGACTGTTGCAAATCCAAGGAAGCAGCCATAGTATTCCTATCAGCAACTGCAATGCCCTTATATCCAAGGAATTTTGCCTTGGCACACCAGTCTTTTAATAAGCCACTACCATTCAGTAACTCAAAACCTGAATGTAAGCCTAATGGGTAAAACTCACACTCATGTTCAAACTTCGGAGATTCACCTACATACCGAAGTATTTTGAACTGGAGGTCAGAAGGATCCTTACGAATGTCGATATAGTACCACCGACACCCAAAAGGAAATACAATATAATAAATCTCATCTGCTATCAGATAAGAATAATTCTCGATACTGTTGAAAACCACATCCCCATCCTTAGTCTGCCTGAAGATATGATCATAGTTATCCTGAATGAGACAACGGCCAAATCCAGGGATAACAAGAACATCCTTCCTCAAAGAATATATGAGATTATGGTTATCCAGCCATTCTTTTAATGATACCACCTCTTTCATCTCATCCAAGATTAAATTCTCTGACTGTTTTTAGATTATAGGCAAATACTTCATAGATGTCCTCGACATCCATTTCATCCCAGTCTTTGCCAACTCCATCTGGGATGTCTGCAATCAACACATCGAAGTATTTATCCAGCTCCATAGCTATCCGGGCAGTTGTCTCTTTAGCGTCATTATCATACCCGATAACAATCTGCTCCACCCCTTTTTTCTGGAGTTTATACATCTGCTCTTGGCTAATCTTTTTTCCAAAAGTTGCTACCGGCACAATGTGCTTATTATCATACAACTCCAGCTTACGATTGAGTCCAACCACATCAAACGGCCCCTCGCAGAGTATTACCGAATGAGTGGTGCCAGACTCAATCGCATCATAGTTATAAAGCATTTTTGAGAAGCCGTTACCTTCACGCTCATCGGAGTTCTTATACCGACGGATTTTGTAATGGTGCCGGGCATTATAGCTATCAATTTCTTCTTTGCTGAGTATGCTGCGCGCTACAAAACCAACGATACGGCCCTCATCTCGAATTTCAAGAATGATGTAATCTTCATATTCTCGCTCAATACAGCGATTAGTGCCAACTGGGAAATACTCATAATCATCTACCACCCATCCACGCGACTTCAAATAAGCGTTTTTGTAACAGCGCTTATATCCATTAGGCATAGAGATTTTCACAAGCTCGTCATCAAGCTCGTCATCCAACAATGCTGAGATGTCGGTCTCTTCATCGTCAAGTTCTACGGTCTCTGCTGGAAGGAGATCTTCTCGGTCAAGAGCTTTGAGGGTATCTTTCAGAGAACCAAAACGACGATTACAATGGTAGCAATTTGACATTCCAAAACGCTTCTTACCGACATTATTGCCGACATAGATACCATATTTGAAGCCATCATGCCCACAAAAAGGACAGTTGGGAACCAATATATTTCTTCTGGATCCATCCATCTTACCGCCCAAGTCGTATAGTAACTCATCGGCAATGGATCGCTGAATTTCTGGTGATAAAATCATTTATGTATTCCTGTCATATCACTGCTTTCATCAAATTCATAAAAGGCTTAGGAAGCCTCGCGTGGAAGATTTAAGGTCCTTACCCGGTCATAGAATACTTCATGCTCGTAATCCAATGCAATCCGGAATGGCTCACCTTTCTTGCAGAACCTGAACTTATCCGCATATAAGCGCATCGTCTGTTCACGATATTCACGCTTACTCTGATTAAGTGAAATAAGATGGGTACAAGGTCTCTGTAATCCCTTACATTCTGAAGTATTGAAGGCTGTAAGGACGTTCTTTTCATCATTGACCCATTCAGGATTCTCAATAGTAGCCTGATAAGTGACAACGAACCAAGCATCTGTTTCACCGGCCAAGTCTTTGAGATCTTGTGCCGTAGCAATGCGTTTATGCCGTAATGCTTTGGAATCCCAATTTTTACCTGAAGAATCGGTCAGAAGGTCGAGTGAATCAACCACGACAACATCAGGATACTTACCGTATTTCTCACGATACTTCTCCAAGTCGTTTCTGATGTCTGTGGTTGAAACCTCCTTGCCGAATTTTGGATAAGCCTTGACCCTCAAAGTACCCTTATAAGTATCGAGCAAGTCCTTCAAATGCTCCAGAGTATGATTATTGACCTTGCCAGTCTCATACTCATAAGTGGTAGTGCCACTGAGCATTGCGGAATAAGCATCGGTGGTCTCAGAAGCAGCACCTTCCAACTGGATATGCAGCACATCAAGTCCGCTGATATAAGCTGCATTGTAACCAATCCATCGAGCGATATGGCTTTTACCGACACCAGACATAGCAAGGAACAGAGAAAGCTGAGTGCGAAGATTACGTCCTTTATTCATCTCATCAAGCCCGTCAATATAAAAACTATTGACCATCTTTGAGGAAGGGTTCTCACTACGCATCTTATTCTCACGCAATCTTTCTTCATACGTCTGAGCAATGTCAATAAACTCTTCAGGTTTAAGAGTAAATTGCTGTAGCTTCAATGCTTCGTGAGTGAACGACATCATAGCGTCGAGCCGGGCGCCTTCCTCATATTTCTTAGACACCTCCTTAAAGATTTTCTTAAATTGAACGAGTTTAAGATATTCTTCAAATTGGTCTCTTATACCTTCGGGATTGACACTGGTGGAAACTTCCCTAATTTCTTCCAAAAGCTCTGAAACAGCTCTGGAAGATGAAAGACGCTGTGAGATTATGCCATACTGAGGTGCCGTTTTGTACTCATTAAAATAGCTCTTCAGAGTCACATTTAACAACTGATACTGCGGATCCGGAAGAAATTGATCTTCCATATAGCGGCTCACAACCGAACAGATCTGATTGTTGGTTATGGCACAATTATACAGCTCCGCAAGGAACTCAGAAGTCAACACGTTTTCATTTTTCTTTCCTGCCATGATAAACTTCTTTTCTGTACCGCATAAGCTCTGGGTACTTCTTAGCGGTCATTTTGCCACACTCCACCCAGTTATCACATTGTTTGCAAGCCTCTGAAAGCGGACTCCAACCGGTAGTTGATCTCTGACAGAGGGCAAGCCCTGCATCAGTATTCAAAAACCGTTTTTTGATTGGCTCTTCAGATGCAAGATAAACCATTTTTTTCAATGGGTCTGGTTTCGGTTTCTCTATCATCAAGGTTAGTTGCCCTCTTGATAATTCTGCCTCATCCAGCCATTGATTGATATAATAATTCATGCCGGCCTTACCATCAGCACTCAGGAACTGACTACGATATTTTTCTAAAGCAGCCTGAGAGAACAGGTAAGTGTATTGCCACGAACTGTTAGCAATAGATGTGCGATAACGATATATCTGATAGACCAAATAATCAACTATGCGCTCATCATCAATATCTGAGACACCGAACAATGCCGGTAAAAGCTGCAATCCATTTTGGATATAGAGCGCAGCCATTCCGCTTTGTGTAAACCGCCATTTGGGATTAATCGTCCTCTTCACAACGGTCTCGATCATCTGTCGCACCTTTACGGTTCTTTCTTGTAATTCCATTTTGTCTCAGTATATATTGCAGTTCTCGTCTTGCCCAATAAATTCGGCTTTTCACTATATCTTCACTTCGCTTTTCAAGATGTCCGAGCTTCCATTCAGCTGCTGTTATCTCTCTTATTCGATGACCCTGAACGTACATCATAAAAGGTGATAACCTCTGGGGTGGAATTTTCATCAATGCCTCTAACATTTGGTCTGAGATATTGTCTATCAAATTCCCAAATTCAACTTCTGAAACCATACTCGTTCCATGCTGATATATATCCTCCATCGAACACATCTCAATATCAGTCCAATACTGAGATTCTTCACTTCGTTTTTTGTTTTCGTGCTGACAGGCACGTTTAACAACGATATGGAGCCAAGTCATCAACTTTTGTTCTGGATTGTAGGAGCCAATATAGTTATAAAGTTGAGCTAAACAGTGCTGATAATTATCATCTACATCTTGATAGTTTGCTGTATAATACTTGGTTAGGCTTTTAATATCCGCAAGGTTAGGAACGATATACATATTGAAAAGACGCTCCTTCTCTTTAGGACTTAACTGCCGACATTTTGCAGTCGGTTTGGGGGATTTTCCCGGATCTTTAGCATTGATTGACATTTTGAAGCGAACTTAAAGGGCAAATTATTCATAATGATTTTGTTTTTAGCAGATTAGTTATAGCTTATAGCGATGAATAAAATACATGTAGATGTGTATAGCATCTGCAAGATTATCATCACCATCCACTTCAATGTGGTATCGCTTTTCTGCGAACTCAATCATCATTTTTTTGTCCGCATTGCCCTTACCGGTTCCGTGCTTTTTGATGTCAGAGGGCTTAAATGTTACCACTGGAATATCCAGTGTTTCACAGACTTCCAGTAAGATACCCCGGAACTCACATAACTTCCTAAAGTCTGTGAAATGGCCATAAATAACATCCTCAGCAGCCACAGCTTTGATTTTGTGGGATGTGAGCATATCAATAAGCCAATTCCTAAAAGCCTTATGCTGGGCGTAATCCGGGCCCAGATACTTCGGTGCCTTGTCATTGTTAGGAAAAACCTTGGTGCCGTAATCGCCCAGAGTGTAGTACCCACAGTGAGTAGCCACATCAAAAGCCATTACGTCACCACGTCCTAACTGACGAACATACTCTTCAGTTAACTTCTGCATAACTATTAATTTGAAATGGTTGAAATTCCTTGTTTTTTTACTATTAATAGCTTATGCGGATAGCCTTCTGAGACACCTCCCTGAGTAATGAGTAAGGCGGTCTGGCCGAGCTTGTTCAAAGCCTCACAATAGGTCGCCATACCCATTTCATCAGATTTATCAAGTAGCTCATCTATTATGATGAAATCCAATCCTTTGCCATCCTCACAATTAGAATTTGTGAGAGTGTGAAGAGAAAGGATACAAGCCAGATTCAGTCGAGCCTTTTCGCCTCCGGAGAACTTATGGTAAGATCCACAATCAATACCGTCACGCATAACCTGAACTGAAATCTTATCTCTCAGTTTGCCGGTCTTAGTTACTGTGAAGCCTTCCAGTTTAAGACGTATATCAGAGCCAATCTTCTCCAGAAAGTCATTTACAATCAGGGAAAGCGCGTCAATCTTTTTTCTTGCAATATATGACTTGAACATCACAAAATCCAGCTCCTGCTTCTTCAAAATGTCATACTCTGATTGAATGTCAGAGGCTGATTTTTCGGCTTTCTGAAGATCTGACTGATACTTCTCCAAAGAAGCCTTCAATGAGGCTGTAAAGTCAGTCTGTGGAGCCTCCAACAATTCACGTTTTGATTGCTGGTACTGCGCCATCTGACCCTGAATAAATTTTATAGAAGAAGTCTGCTGGGAAATGTAGTTTTCGCCATTGGTTATACGACCTTCCAGTATGCCATTGATTTCTCCGAACAAACGATTACGCATGACCTCAATCTTTCCATTGATACGGTCAAGCTCATTCTCGGTAGAAATTTGTTGTTTCTGAAGAGATGATACTGAACGCTCTGCCTCATCCAATTCCTTGGATAAGGACACTAATGATGAATATTCTGTATTTAAGTCGAGAGACCGAGATTTGATTCTTTTTTCAATAGTCTCAATCTCATCTGATTTGGTAGCAGCCTGATCATCATAGTGATCAAATTCTTCATTCAGTTTCTTGACTTTGGATTTATTATCCTCCATCTCAGTTCTGAAATTGACAAGATTTACTCGCACCTCTTCAACGGTAATCTCGTTACCGACAAAGAATTTATGCTCACATTTCGGACAGATGATTATGCCATCCATCATAGCGGAATTTCGAGCAATCAAAGTCTCTAATTGAGCCTGACGTGACTTATGAACCTTAATCTGATCCTCAATTTTATCAAGTTGCTGATCAATCTTAGCAACCTCTTTGTTGAATTTCTCAATGAGAGCTTTGTCTTTTTCAGTCAATTCAGACTGCTCTTGGGTATGCTGAGTATAAAGATTATTTTTGCCTTCATAATCCTTCTGAAGCTCTTTTACTCGCTTATTGGCAGCATTTATTTGAGCTTTAAGTTTTTTGATCAGGTCATTTGCGTCAATCAGATCTTTCTTGTATCTTTCTGACAAAACATCAAATTCACTGACAGTCCCAAGCTCATTCACTTCACACATGGACTTTATCTGGTGATACGCTTCCAACAACGCTGTGTCGGACTCTTCCAGATTGGCCACCTGCTTTTGGAGTTGTTGCAGCAATTCAAGACGTTTTTCACCCTTGCTCTTTTTATCCTCAGCAGCCTCGATGTCCTCACGGCATTTTTGTATCTGCCCGTCCAGTCTTTCGATATGCGATTCACGTTCTTTCTGTGCATTGACTTTTTTCTCATCAACCTGAGTTAATTCATTTTCGATAGCTGAGATGGAGCCTTTTACGTTGATAACCTTATTGTTTACCTCATTAAGACGCACAACAATAGGCTCCATATCCGCTTGAACACGAGCAATACTTTCATCAACAATTATGCCGTTGCTAAAACGGTTGATGACCTCTTTCTTATTCTTGTCAGAACAGTCGAAAAAGCTCTCATACTTGTTGTCACACAGTATGAAATTGTTATAGATGTCATCTTTGGAAAGCCCGATTTCATTAAGAATGAACTTATTATAGTCCGATACTGTAGGCTGGATGGTCTTGTCTGTCTCAATCTCCTGACCGGCTGCATCGTATTTATGGCACTCAATAGATTGAGGGGCATTACGACTAATGTTGCGCTCAATAGTGAATGTGGTGTCATTGAAATCGTTATCAAGCCTGAGATAGACATAAGCCTCGTCTGCATGATCATTGATGATTTCCTCAACACTTTTAACCTTGCGGAGCTGCTCACCAGTCAATGCAAAAGAGATCGCTTCGATAAGTGATGATTTACCGGAGCCATTGCAGGGCTGTGAGGCATTATCCTCATTTCTACCAAAGATAAGAGTAGCTACACCCTGCGATATGTTTAATGTTGCCTCGTGAAAAGAGACAATATTTCGTATTCTAATTTCTGATAATCTCCACATGGTTTAGCCCTCCAAATATTTGATACCCAGCCTACTGTCAATCGCATTTTCATTGCAATAATTCTGATATTCCTTCTTTATGCCCTGCTTGTCATATTTTTCGTGAATATCAGCAGCAGCTGATTCATTAGGTAAATTGCTGGCCGCCACAACTTCAACCTTGTGAAAGCCTAAGTCAATAAGTTTCTGCTTATCAAGCATTTTTGCCTGCTTGTCATCGCATTTTACCTTGACTTTATACTTGTAGCGATCATCTTTATCCAGAGTGAATTTCTCAACACTCTTAGCATCCAGTTCAATAGTCTGATACCTGGTGTTGACTTCATTCTTGACAAAACCATAGGATCCATCGGCATACAAAAGGGTATAACCCTTCTCTTCATCTTCACCAAAGTTACCCTGGCGTGATGAACCGATGTATTCAATATTGGTATTTTTGATTTTGACCCGATTATGATAGTGTCCGCATAGTACGGCCTTGAAATCGAGTAAAGGAGCCTGGGGTAATTCTCCGTCTATTTCAAAATCACCTAACGCACCATGCACTCCTTCATGGATATAAAGGATGATGTCGTTTTTAGTGAATTGTGGATATTGTTCGAGAGTGTTATTAACAGCCGCTTCCAGTTTATCCAAAAATGAACCATTCTCAGGGAAATAGCTCATAAGAAGCAGACAGAAGTCACATCCATCCCAAACCAAAGCCTTATAGACATCTACCACCTCAATACCCTGTAATCCAGACCATAGGTGATTATATCCTTCAATGGCTTCTTGATCAGTTTTATCATGATTGCCTTCGCCTATTGTCACATAGACACCTTGGCTCACAGCTTTGGTCAAAGCTGCTTTAACGGCAAGTAAGGTAGAAAGTGTTTGAGCGGCCCTGGTAGTGAACATATCACCGGCGATAACGACTTCCTCGACCCCTTCACGTTGACACACTGACAACATTTCATCCCAGTTCTTATTGAACTCAGCTATGTTGTCTTTGTTAACGTGTATATCGTTTATTAACAAAGCAATAGCCTCTTTCATATTCCTATCTGAGATTTTAGATTAAAGAATGAGAGGGCACAGGCATTGAGCCAATGCCCTCTCGAACTGCATGAATTATTATCTAAAGACAGGAATTATCTTAGGCGACGCTTGTGAAGTCTACGAGGAGGTACAGAATCCGAGGCCGGGGCCTCATCTTCTTTCTCTTCCGGAGCTTCAGGCTCTGGGTCAGGCTCTGAAGCTGTTTCGGCTTCACTTCCCGGACGTGCGCGGCGTGCGCGGCGACCAGTTTCAGGTGCCGGTGCAGGAGCGGCCGGTGCTTCTTCAGTCTCGTCAGGGTCAGGATCTTGCCCTTCATCATCTCCCTCTTCGGGATCTTCTTCAGGTTCCTCTGCCTTGGGCTTGGGAGCACGGCGACGGGCCGGTGCAGGAGCTGGAGTCGGATCTTCCTTGGGCTGCTCTTTAGGCTGCTTGGCCTGCGCATCGAGAGCTTCATCAATTTCTTCAAGAAGCTGGAGATTGTTCTTTGTGCGAGAGATACGCACGTCAAGATCCTTGGCCTCGATAAACATACGGATCTTCTCGCGGAGCTCCTGATATTCATCAGACTTTTCATTCAAACCCTGATCAACGATGCTGTCATACTCGTTATAGAGTGAATCAATAGTGACCTCATCTTTGTCGCTATCCTTACCGGAAGCATTTGCAAGGTCAAAGTGTGATGTGTCATCGGCCGGCAGTTCACCCTTTAAGGTCTCAACAGCTTCGATAAAGTCAGGCTCTTTGCAGACTTCCATATCGTGTTCCTCATCATATTGCTGGAGGAACGCAAGTGTAGCCTCCATCTGATAACGAGTGTAACGATAGAGCTGTTCGGGGAGGCGCGGAAGTTCAAGCAGCTTCTCAGCTTCAGCTTCCGTGATGTCAAGTGTCTTACGACCAATTTCAATCGTATAGCTGGTTTTATTATTTTCAGTTTTACGAATGACCTTAACTGGATAAGCGTCAGTAAAACCACTGATAGGACATGTATCCTGACCGTCATCGGCCTTTAGTTCGGCCCAAAGACGCATTTTGGCAGCATCAAGATCCTTGTACTGGCTGTGTGAACATTGCCATACTTGTGGACCTTTTGCACGTTCCTTGTCACTGGAAACATCAAGCACCATAAGTGCGTGCTGATAATTCCAGCGAATACCGCCTTCATACGAAGAACTGGTGAGGAGCTTCATCAGAGCCTCGTCATCACCATACATCTCCTTGGCAATCTTAACGTAGGTGTCAAGAAGGTCAACTGACTTGCCGACTTCTTTATCGGTAGTACGAATGACAGGAATACTGAGTTTTTTTGGCTTTTTACCCTTCTTATTGGGAACCTTAATTCCCAGGAAGAACTGATGGACGGCATACTCATAGCCCTTACGATCCATCGGGAGAATGTTACCCTCATTGTCGAAAGAGGGTGCCAGAGGCAATACGCGGATTGAATACTCGCCGTCCTCGCCCATACGGAATCTCTCTACTTTGGGGGCACCGGCTTCTTGCTTTGCTTTTTCTTCTGCCTCGGCAAAAGTGAGTTGTGTTTGCTGGAACGCTTCAAATGCGCTCAGTTTTCTTTTTTCTTCGCTCATCTTTAGATAATTTGCGCGAAGAGATAAAATTGCTCCAATCTACCTCTTGATTCAAGTAGGCTTGGCTATGCAGTTCTCGCATTTCAGGATCTCTCAAGTCCTCATTACGGGGAACCTCAATGCCCCATTCCTTTAGGGCATATTCAACGACTTTCTCTATAACGCCGTTGACATCACTTGCTTTCTCCGATTTTAAGTCGCAGTATTCAAACTGCTCATTATTTATTTCGACGATATGAATCGGAGCAAACATATCCTCGAAATATCGATAAAGTGCAGTAGTGCCAGGATGGTTGGGCAAAGAGTCCGATATGTATTTCAGCACCACTGAGAAAAAATAGGACAGATAAGGTAAATTCCTATTTCGCGTATCATCACAAACAACGAATAGATAGTTTTCATTGTCGGGCAGCTTTTCACATACCTTCTTGAACTCGTCAATAAAAGTGTGTCCGGCCACCTTTCGCAACTTTCCTTTTCCTTTAATCATGTCTTCATACTGGTCATGTCATTTGGTTTTCGTTGCTGTCATCAATTTTCGATGGCAAAATTAAGAAAACATTTTGACACCACAAAATATTTTTGAAAAAAATTATACCTGAATACTAAATACAATGTAATATACTGGTTTATAGTAATGTAAATTTAGCAGATGATGTATAGTTATATCTTCTCGCGCATACGTGAACCTTATAAAAGCAGACAGCTATGAATGTAAATAAAAGTTAAATTTCAAAATCGCTCTGTCATTTTATTCAAAAATATTTGGAGAGTCCAAAAATAAGCATTACTTTTGCATCGCAATGTTGAATTGGTGCATCAACAATGCGGACATACGGAATATACGTTGAGTCCGTTTAGGCTCATTCAATATATTGCAAATCCCCCGCGATCTGGCACCACCTTTGAGATTGCGGGGGATTTCTTTATCCCCCAACATCCCGACATTGCCTGGTGCCAGCTTTGAGTGTTTCAAGCAACCACCAGTACAACATTGAAAGCCGTAGCGGGCCTTTAACTTCTGCAACATGGCAATCCGGCACAACAACGATGCGTGGATAGATGCAATGCAAAGTTAATGCAAAAAGCAGTCGTTGGCAAGTAAGATGAAACACTCTGGGACGAAAAATCCATAGGGAGCGGCAAATGATAATGCCAAGGCTCTATGAGCCGAGAGATAACTTCAAGAACACCTATGGTGCTGACGGCATATTCACAACCCACCGGGCACGTCTGAGACTCGCAGGGATATAGCGAGAGTCGCGGGGTAGGAATGATGATCCGCATTATCATCATTAGGCAAGTGCGACTATAAATAAGATTTTGCCCTGTGCAACAGTATAACTGTACGCAATGAATAAGCAATGCACAGCGAGTAGGGCGAAACTTCAGTTTAACCCCCTATAAGGGGTAACTGTGTTCGTAAACTACCGCAATGAATATTTTTTTGAGCGCACACGAGCGCAAGTGATGAAAGCAGTGTTTCTTAAAAACTTCAGCAATGAAAGAGAAGAAACAAAATCTTTTAATTGTTTTACTGCTGATATTGCTTGCGTTTTCTTTGGTCTTAAACTGTCTCCAAGGAGAACAAGTCAGCAGACTGATGAATGAGATGAGAGATATGGAATACATACAGTCCGTACTCTCATCACACATCGAAGAATTGGAGCGTGGGGAGGGCGAAGAGTATGGAAATGAATAATTATACTCTTGATGATTTGAAAAAAGCCGTCTCTGTGCTCGAAAATCACAATCACACCAGAGATTTTCAAGCTCTGGAAGAAATCTTGCCTCTGGTACTTGTAATCCTCAAATCTCAGGTCAGAAAATCTAATCTTCCGGAAGGAGCCAACAAATTCTATGCTCCAGTCTGGGTAGATGTCCTTTTAGAACGTCTCAGTTCAAGTGATCAACCATTTTCTGATGAAGAATACTGTGCGTTCCGAGCTGATGTCGAAAAATTATCAATAAGTGATTACAAAGTAGCCAATGATGATTTTATTGGCTATGTGCCGGTTTTTACTTCTATAGAAGGGATTACAGAAGTGATCTTGGCATTGAAACATTACTTTGGGTTTCTCTAATCTATTATTAGGTGCCGGGCATACCGTTATGTCCGGCCCAATATTTTTATTATATGAAACAATCAAAAACTATCAAACCAAATGATAGCTGTTCAGACAATCCCGGCATGACTGCTGAGGAATGGCTGAACAATGAGAAGCTATCAGTTGATATTTGGCACAACAAATATAAGCAAGGAGATGAGACGTTTGAAGGATGGTTGGATCGTGTATCAGGAGGCAATGAGCGGATCCGACAACTTATCAAAGAACAAAAATTCATCTTCGCCGGGCGAATACTCTCAAATCGTGGTGTGACTGACCGAAAGATTACTTATAGTAATTGCTACTGTCTGACACCGCCACAGGATTCTCTGGAGTCCATTTTTGAGGCTGGCTCTAAACTCGCCCGTACATTCAGTTATGGAGGCGGCAGTGGTGTCGATGTAAGCAATCTCAGACCTAAAAATGCTCCGGTCAATAATGCCGCTAAAAGCACATCAGGTACTGTGAGCTTTATGGACTTTTACAGCTACATTACCGGTCTTATCGGGCAAGAGGGAAGACGCGGTGCATTAATGATAAGTATTTCATGTGAGCATCCTGACCTTGTGGAGTTCATTAACTTGAAATCCAATCTCGATGTATGTACCAAAGCGAACATTTCCGTTCGCATGACAGACGCTTTTATGCAGGCTGTGGAAAGTGGTTCAGACTTTACTCTCCATTTCACTATGGAAGATGGCTCAGAGATTACAAAGATTGTAAATGCACGAGAAGTTTTTATGCTTCTTGCTCAGCGCAACTGGGAGATGGCTGAACCTGGTATTCTATATTGGGATCGTATTGCTAATTACAATCTTCTCCAAAACACTGGGTTTAAGTATGCAGGAGTAAACCCATGTGTTACAGGTGACACTCTTGTTCTGACAGAGAATGGTTATGCGTCCATAGCATCACTTGTTGGTCATAAGTGTGTGGTGTGGAATGGGTATGAATGGTCTGAAGTGGAGCCAAAACTTATGGAAAATAATGCACAAGTGTATGAAATTTCCTTTAGCGACGGCACTTCTATCAAATGTACGGATTATCACAAATTTCCAATTAATACTGGAACCTATCATAAGGCAGTAGATACCCGTAAACAGCTTAAAGACATCAAGGTTGGTGAAAAGCTAATCAAATGTGCATTCCCAATAATCTGTGGACCTTCGGAAAATTCTGGAGTGTGTATGTATACTCAGGGATTCTTTAGTGGCGATGGATATTATTGTGCAGACAGAGTTACGCCATATATCAAATTCTATGGCAGAAAACAATATTGCATTCCTTTATGTGATACTATAAATCAGAGAGGGGGAGATTCAATGTCAACTACATATTCAGTTAATGTTAAGTATCATAAAGAGTTTGTGCCCGACACTACCTTTAGCGTACAAGACCGTCTGGATTGGCTGGCTGGTATAATAGACTCTGATGGGTGTCGCAACTCTAAGGATGGTGCTATATCAATTTCGAGTATTAATCGTGATTTTCTTTTGAAAATCAAATATATGCTCAATACGTTGGGTAGCACCGGTGTTATTTCTCTTATGCACGAGGAAGACAGTAGACAACTGCCATCCAGTGTAAAGGGTGAGTCCAAGGAGTATCATTGTCAAGACTCTTATCGTCTTACAATTAATGCTTCCAATATGCGGATTCTGCTAATAGCTGGATTAAAAACTCATAGAGTTGAGGTATTTAGTGCCCCTAATCGTAATGCTACCAGATTTATTAAAGTTGAATCTATTGTTCCTTGTGGCAAAGAAGATGTATTCTGCTTTAACGAACCAAAGAATCACACATTCATAGCAAATGGGTGTATCACTGGCAACTGTGCTGAAGAGCCTCTGCCGGCTGGTGGTTCTTGCCTCCTTGGAAGTATTAACCTTTCCAAGTTTGTAGAGAACCCATTTACGGGCCATCCTATCATTAGGTATGATGATCTTGCAAAAGCTGTTGAGTGCGCCATTTATGCCTTGAATGACGTACTGATGGAAGGATTACCATTGCACCCTCTTCAGGAGCAACGTGATTCTGTTGCAGGCTGGCGTCAGATCGGTCTGGGAACTATGGGTCTTGGAGATCTATTACTGATGTGCGGTCTTAAATATGGTGCGCCGGAGTCTATTTCAGTCATTAAAACAATCTATCATCTGATTGCAAGTACAGCCGTCAAAACCTCTTTGCAGCTTGCCAAAGATAAAGGGTGTTTCCCGAATTGTACTCCCGAAATCAAGGAAGCGATGACTAAGTGCGATTTTATTCGCAATCTTGACCTCCCCCAAGAAGTATTGTATGAGATTAAAGAATACGGTCTCTACAATTCACAGCTTCTCACTTGCGCCCCCACTGGAACAATCGGCACCATGCTTCAGGTCAGCACCGGAGTTGAACCAAACTATGCTTTCTCATACAATCGCCGCACAGTATCACTCCATAAAGAAGAAACCGATTATAAAGTTGATTCAAAAATTGTTGCTGATTATAAAAAAGTGACTGGGAGTGATGCTCTCCCGGAATATTTTGTGTCAGCAGAACAGATACCTTATGAGAGACGTATAGAGGTTCAGGCCACGTTACAACGCTTCATTGATGCGTCTATCAGTTCTACCGTGAACTTGCCTAATTCTACCACAGTTGAAGATGTAGCCAATCTCTATCTTCTTGCTTGGAAAAAGGGGTTAAAGGGTACAACTATTTGGCGTGATGGCTGTCAGCGCCAGGCTATTCTAACCAAAGAGGAGAAAAAAACTGAAGAGAAACCAGGTCTTAAACGTGGTGAAATACAAAGAGCCTCTGACGATCTTGTTGGGAAAAAGAGAACTTTGCAAACCGGGTGCGGCACCCTTCATCTATCTGCTTGGTTTGATAAGAACACTGGAGAATTGGTTGAAACATTTTTTAGTAAAGGTTCTACGGGTGGGTGTGCATTGTTTATGACAGGTCTTTCTCGTATGACATCACTTGCCGCTCGTGCAGGAGCTCCAATAGAAGCTATCGTTGACCAGCTTCTGTCAAGTGGCACTTGTCCATCTTATGCTGTGAGAACAGCAACTAAGAAAGATACCTCCAAGGGTTCCAGTTGTCCTGTTGCAATTGGTAACGCTTTGCTTGATATGTGTCGTGAATTGCAGTTGGAACAGATGCAAGCATATCGTCATATTTTGGATGGGCATTGGATATATAACAGTTCCGAGATTGCTGAGAATCCGGCACTTTCTCCCAAATGCCCCAAGTGTGGAGAGCCCATCCAGATGGTAGAAGGGTGCATGACATGTCCGTCCTGTGGCTATTCTAAATGCAGTTGACCTTATGCTGAAGTATAGCGACATAATGATAGGATCACAAGAGATTCCTGGTGAGGCGTCTCTTGTGATCAATATCACGAACTGTCCTTTCAGATGTAAGGGATGTAATGCAAAACAGCTATGGGAAGATGTCGGAGAGCCGTTATCTTATGAAAATCTCAATATGCTGATAGATTCAACTTTGCAAGACATTACTTGTGTCTTGTTTATGGGTGGAGATATTGCGCCGGATGAGATTAACGAACTTGCCAGTCATATTCGAGCCAACTATCCTGAGTTAAAAATTGCTTGGTATAGTGGTGGAGAGACTATTACAGTCTTTACTGAATACAAAAATTTTGATTACTTAAAATTTGGTCCATTTATCCAAAAGTTAGGTCCTCTTACCTCTACAAAGACTAATCAACGATTATATAGGGTGGAAGGTGGTGTTCTGAGGAATATAACAAGGCTTTTATGGTAAGTATCACAAGCAAAATGAAAATCGCAATTTTCGGTCATAAACTGGAGGTTGCGATTTTTCATTTGTCTGGGTGCAAGATTTTTAGTAATTTTGCGCTACTTTCCGTACATTGGTACTGAAGGTGACATAGCCTAATTCGCGTCGAAATCACCACCTCGAAAAAAGAAGAGGGCATTATTCCACTTTAGGTAGGTCTGCGCATAAGCGTGGAGCCTGCCTTGTGGAATATGGCTTGTGGTGAGCCACGACGCGAAAGGCAATGGCTCTACGCTTTTTAGTGTATGTCATTGTCATTTTGAGAGATATATTAAAAACCAATTCAAAATGACTATGAGACAGTCGGTATTCATCTTTCTGATCGCCCTGTTGCTGGGTGCTTGCAGCAACAACGACACTTCCACCCCAGAATGGGAATATAACATCGTTTCCTTTGAAGGATCCAAACTCCCAACTGTTTATAGCCCCAATGATAAAGAGGCTTTAATTGAACTGAGCGATTCCCAGCCCTTACATTTTCCGGAAGCATCAAGTATTCCCAACTCTCTTAATCTATATGGTAAAGAAGGATGGGAATTGGTGAATGTTTATACTACTGTAGAAACAGTATATCCAAAATCTGAGAATGATACAAATACTCGGACCAATACAATTAACTTTGTATTTAAGCGTATCAAGCAGAAGGGTAAGTAATGGCAAAAAAGAAATGCGATCCTAAACCGGCGCCACTGGTAAAATGTCTGATATGTGGTGAGACCCTTAAAGTTACCAAGTGGCGCAAACATTTGGCTCGATTTCACGATGAAGTAGATGATCCCAATTTTAGAGATTTCTTTGTTATTTTGAAACACTTATCTCGTTCAAAAATCAAGTGTCGCTTATGTGATCAGGTAATCACACTAACAGACTGGGAATATCATCTGAGAGTGAAGCATGGATTAAAAAATGATTTAAGACTCAAAGATTTTTACATAGGTCAAGACTCTTCTACCCAGATTGCAAATAAATCGTGGTATAATCCACAGTCCAACGAAGATTTACCTTGCGGCACCATTGTCAATGGTCCACCACCAATCAAGATTATTTACAACTCAATATTTTCAAGCAGGAAGAAATTTTAATAATAAATGCACCGGGCTTATTACTCGGTGCATTGTTTTACAGCTTTGTGTATGTAATGACTGTTTCTGGCATAGTAAACAGCATCTTTCAGAGTCCATCCCGTAGGACGTAAGGGCTTCAATCCAAATCGACGGTATGAGATTAACGCTCTTCGGAAACGAGCCGTCTTAAAGGCCGGATTTTCACTATTAAGAGCGATTGTTTCAATAACCTGATGACTGATAGTGCGACTTCTGTCTGTCGTTTTAATGATATTTCGATACTCCATAAGCAACAGATACTCGACTGGAGCATATACGAAAAGGAAGTGCCCTAATGCAGTCTCGTGGAACTTGACCTTAATCTTCCGGGAGTTTATTTTCGGCCCCGGTTTCTTTTTTCTTTTTTGACTTCGACTTTGGGTCTGAGGTTTCGGTGGTTGCTGCCACAACCTCTCCTTCTCCCCAGTCCTGAACTTGATCTCCAGCATTGGTTTCAAGGATTACTTCGGTTGTTGTCGGCTGTTCAGGCGACACACTTTCCTGATGTTTCTGTTTTCTTTGATGGGCGTAATCATTGCCCAGATTGTGAACTTTCATATTGTTTGAATTTGAAGTTAATATTCGGTATCTGCAATTATGATGTTTATCTTATTGAAGTTGATCATAAATTTCGACATTATGTTTCGGATATCGCGTTCATAGTCTTCGTGGTTGTAATTGACGGTATCGACAATGGCTGGCGCATAAACATTAGTCTGATCAATCGACTCCAGATAATCATCATTATACTTTTTGCCGTTATCCTCATTATCCCACGATAGGGCATTGTTCCAAAGCATACGATTCTCCCACATACCAGTATTGATGCAGGTCAGGTTCATATTCATACTAACCAATGGTTCAGTATCAACATTCCATCTGAGAGCATTATCCCAGTGTAACCCATTCCTCCAAACATTACTACTGAAGCAAGATAAGGATTCATTGATACCTTGGGTGATGAAGAAATTATCGTTTTCTTTGAGAAAATGAAGTTGAAGGCGATACTTCAGATACCACTCCAAAGATGACTTCTGAGCAGTGATATGACATTCGATGTATCGCTCCAATCCCCACGCCTTAAAACGGCTATGGGCAGAGGCAATCGGACTGAGAATGGCTTGTAAAAGCAAGGAAATTTTCTTACCCCTTGCCCAAAAAGGTAATAGTCTGCCGATTAACTTGGCGTTGTCAATATTAGTGAAATCAATATTTATCATTCTTGGTCAAGAGAGGCTAAATACTGGTCCATCTTTGAAGCTGCTACCAGTGTAAGATTATCACTATTGATGGTCATAACTGAATTGGTGTCAAGCAAACGGATATAACCACTCTTCAACCTGATACGATTATTCAGTTCGACCGGCTCATCATATTTTCGATCGGTCGTATTATATGAGCTGACATAGATTTTAATGCTGTTACTGATGTCAGTAATGTGTTCGGTCTTTCTAATGACATCCAGAACTGACTGGTAGTAGAACATACCATTAAATTCCAGTTCATTAGCGAAATCAATCATTGCTTGTTGCAATTCCGTCAATGCCTGGGCTGCCGTCACATAACTGTCATTATAATAAATGGGATTGTGCTTGTCTGCAATAATGGTGATTATGTCACCGGGAGAGCTTTCGCAATAAATGTCGGCTCCTATAAATTTGATTTGCTGAACATACATTCTGAAAGCGGTCAGCTCATAATCATTGAGAGGCATATAAGGAATACCATTATTGACTTCATTAGAGTTGTCATTGGCTTTGCATACTTTCAAAGTGAGCGACATATCATCAGTTTGCCATGCAGCTTTTTCAATAATTCTGTGAGATGTGTCTGGCTGGACGTATTCAATTTTCATTGTGTCTTCATTGAAACGTAGCTCATCTCCAGTTTCAGTCACACTATTGTATTGGAACTTTTTGGCCATCATTGCATACCAATCTGGAGTGCCATTGATGCGACCTTTGAGAACTTCTGCAATCCTTACTTGAAATAGGTCAAGCACAGCCTCGTAAGTATGTATGCAGACGGCCACAACATAGGTCAGCAAGTTGAACATACTGAGCTTACTGTTGCTGCGGCCGGTATTGAGTTCTGTCAGCTGGAGATAATTGTTTCGTGTGCTGACAGCTTCGGAATATATTTGACTTACACTTCTCATTGCGTGATTATCAGTTTATTTAAGTCCTCAATATTTAAGACCGAAAGAAATTCATCGGCATAAATAGTTCCGAGGGGATAATAAATACCATTAAGTTCGCGGAAATCCAATTTTGAACATTCAAAGTCACCATAGAAAGTAATGATATGTTTTCCGGACCCCTTATAGCAGTGTTCGACTTCTTGCTCTTCAGTTCCTTCTACTATTTGAGGAGCAGAATAATCTCCCCAGTCCACTATAAGGTGAGTGTCGGCTTTTAACCGCATTATCATATCTGTGGTCTGACCTTGCTGATGTATGACAATCCGGGGAGTATAGAGTGATTCCCAATACATATTCTGCTCATCTGATGACATTTCCGAGAGAGAATTGTATATGGCAGAATGATAGGTTGCAATATGACTCTTGACCAGTTCCTCTATATCAAGATAATGATAGATATGCTCCCCATTTTTAACCAGCACATTATTGTCCTTTAGCCATATTACAATGCTCTTGTTGATAGCAAACTCTTCATGATAGTTAAGAACCATACCATAGGATAGTTGGGTTTCCATATTGAGCCATTCATTGCTTATCAACAAATCAAAAATGCCCTCTATACTGCCATAGAGAGTCAATGCTACATCGTATATATTTTGTCCGCTTCGGACTTTATATTGCGCCATTGATTTTTCAATATTATTTGTTATGGAATAAAGCCGTCCAAGGACATAGTTTATCCAAGGACGGCTTCATGCGGGCGGTAAATTAGGCTTCAATGCCCATTACCTCCTTGGCGATGGTCTTGGCGAGATCGCGGTATGCCTGGTAAGCCTCGTATTCGGCGGCATACTCAGCAGCTTTCTCTTCCGATACTGTGCCGGTGCGGGCAGCCAGGAAGTTGGCTGTGATGGCTTCAGACTGATCAGTGTCATACTTGCGCTTGATGAGCGTCGAGAGCAGCTGAGGATAGCTGAACGGCATTTCGAGGGCGACAACCTCTCCGTCGATTGTTACTACAGCGCAACCGCCGATCTTCTGGACGTGGTTGCCATGAAGATCCATATCCTTCTGTGCTTCCATTTCGGCAAGCATTTCAGGAGATATGACAGACTCTTCGGGAGCCATAACCTCTTCCTGTTCTACTACAGGTTCATTGTTGTTGTTGATCTGGTCCATTGTTCAGATTTTTTTGAAAGTTAAAACTGGTGTTTATTATTAATAGTCTCGTTGACTTTCAAGTATGGGAATAGGGGGAATATTAATTGAGGTGTATTCAACTAACATTCTGATATATTTATCTTTATCATCTCTTTCCTCAAATTCTGCAATAGGCTGAGGAAGTGATAATCTATCTTGATAATTATGATTGAGACGGTATCTGATGCGATTCCGAGGATGATATTTCTTTTTCAGTTTGACCACTTCCATGTGACCTTTGATATAAACCCACTTGAAAATACGAGGTTCAATTTCCATAAGTCCATTATATCTGATGGCATAACTATCATAATGCCTTAATAATCCTAAGTAACTATTGACTGAGGATAAAGCCTTGATGATCTGAGATTTGGTACGACATTGGTTCAGTCTGTGAACACTATGCCGGAAGCTGGTGACTGTACGATTTAATGGATAAACTCTTCCCGGTTTAACTACGGCGCCGGTAAAGTCCAATCCTTTGGTATAATGTTGCATATAGAATTTCTTTGGAGATAGTTTTAATCCAAGAGATTCTAATTTGACCCTAATTTTTGGAATTGCGTTTAGAATTTGCTCTTTTGTATCGGCCACCAAATAAATGTCATCCACATATCTGCCGTGATATTTGATACCAAACTCCTTTTCAATCGCCCAATCCAAAGAGTTCAAAAGGTAGTTGGCAAACATCTGAGATGGAAGATTCCCGATAGGCATACCCAATCCATTGCCATTTGTAAAGAGTGATTTGCTGGCTGGAAGATTATTCCACATTGCTTCAGATGACTGTCTGATACAATTCTCTTCCGGACAATGACTTAATACCACATGACATAGATAAATCAAATCGTCTTTATCCTCGCCGTGATACTTTTCTTCCACCAGTCTGACAACCATATCCTCAACCAGTTTCTTAGGGATAGACATAAAGAAACTATTGATGTCAACGGTGGCTACATAGCAATCCTGAGTGTAGTTATTTGAACACTCGATTATATCTTTCTTCAACTGATCGACACCGGCCAGAGTGCCTTTGCCATTTCTACAGTTGAAAGTGCGATCATTAAATTCTTGTTCGATTATTGGCTCTAATCGGAGCCTGATGTAATGATGAATGATGCGGTCTGCAAAATCGGCCGCAAAAACCTCACGATATTTGGGGCGACTAACGACAAAGCAAATGGAACGTTTCGGATAATAGGTTCTATTGTTGATGGCTTGCATCATATTATAGAGATTGCCTTCTACATCAAGAGTAAACCTGATGCAGTTGTTTGTCCGCGACTTGTGTACGCGACAATCTAAATAGGCTTCTACTAATCCTTCATACGTTACCATATCAGCACTAAAAGTGATAATGCCATTTATAATTAGTCTTATCTGTTAGCAAAAAATGCGATTTGTTGAAATGCTGCCACAGCGCGGACGTAGTTGCTGTTCGTGGCCTTAGTGTTCCAGTTGTTGAGGTTGCCGTCGTTCAGGTTCAAGTTCCAAGCGTTCGTCGCCGAGTTCTCAGTGTATCGGGTACGTTTTCTTATTCTTAACTACCTATGGCAGTAGTACCCCCATTTCTCACAGAAGCGCATACTCTATGGTCATCTTTAAATTTCCATACTCTGTGCGTTGCACCGATCAATCAGTCTCATCCGCAGAAGTGCGTTTGCGATACTTCTTTTTCGATGCGTTCTTCCATGCTGTCACTTGTTTGCCGATAGTCGCCTCCAAATACATGAGATTGGATTGTTGCTTCCGGCTTATCCAACGATTATCGCCAGCAAGTCTAACTATCAGTTTGCAGTGTTCAAACTCACAGATGAAGTCGGTCAAATATGCTTCTCGCTCACTCTTGAACATATTTGCCTTAACAATGAATGTCGGCAATGAGATAGCAATTTTGATCCATTCTTGACCAACGGTGTGTTTTACATCCCTTGGAAAATTCTTTTGAGTGTCAATCACTGCTTGAATGTAGTGATAGGTTTCAACATAAACCGGCAATTCGTTAGATAAAGCCATTGCAACGGAGTATTAAGAAACACTGCTTTCATCATTTTTACAATAACAAACTGATTGCCAGTAGATAATCAGTTTATCCGCATAACATTATAGAAACCCTATAAAGCACACATTGCTTACCTCAGAGTACTGGAACTAATCCTGAACCTTCCAAAACGGCGACCGCTCCGAGGTAAGTTGAATGTGTGTATCTCTTCAACCCTAATGCTCGCTGCGCTCGCTCGTCGCTAACGCTCCGAAGAGTTGAAGGGTTGAAGAGATAAAGGGTTAATGAAATGCTGCCACAGCGCGGACGCAGAGGCTGTACGCGGCCTTAGTGCCCCAGCCGAGGCTGCCGGCGCCCAGGCCCAAGTTCCAAGCGCCCGCCGCCGCGTACTCAGTCGAGGACCAATGCCAGGACTCAACAAGCGGGCTGGCGCCCGAAATGACTGAGAGGCACAGATTGATGGCGTATTTGTGCTTCCAGATGGTGATCAGCTCTGCGATAGAGGGGAGCCACCATTGTCCAGCGCCGATACCGACTGTTTCGCCATCGTCATTGATGTAGGAGCGATCGTAGGCGTTGCACCATGCAGGCGCAAACTGGGTCCAGGTCTCTTCCTCTTCACCGAAGAGTTCGACACCTTTGGCCATGATAGCGGCGGTGCGGGTCTTGCCTGAGTAGTCAACATACGCTTTGTTGTAGTCGCCGCCGGTATCGGCATTGACTGCGATAGCGTTTTTCGACCATTTGAGCTGAGTGCCGGTGGGAGAAACGATGATTGGTGCCTGACCGTCAATGAGAACGAGAACACCATCAGCAACTTCGCCAGCGGCTTCGAGGGCAGCCCACTTCCAGTAGGGAACAGCGAGAGGCCAGTTATCGCTCTTACGGTGGTAGGTCACGAAACAGCCGTCAGTGGCTGCCTGAAGCTGCGGGTTAGCTTCCAGCTGATTGTTGGAAAGAGTGTCGACCTGATTCTGAAGAGCGACGTCCTTGTCATGCAGAGACTTGATCTGATCTTTCAAGAATTTCTGGACCTGAGCACCAGTTGCCTGGGCACCCTTTGCACCCCAGTCATCTTCCATTGTTAAAACTTTTTCTGCCATGTTGAAAAATTGAATTAAAAAACTGTTGGTTTATATATAATAGTATCGAGTCATTCAAACTCTAAATCCCGTTATCCCACACAGCGTCCTGTTGCCAAGGATACTCATTAATCCATAATCCAGTACCTATTACGCCGTAATGGGTGATTATGAATTTTTCTTCCAGATTACTAAGCCGTTTCTCCATCTCAGTGGCGTGGAACCAAGCGATTTTGGTAGGTATTCCCTGAGCATTGAGAACTACATTCTTAGCAATCGAAAGCCCCCAGCCATCAGAAACTTGATTGTCGGGGTAGATTACACATTGCCCAGCGTGGAAACCAGCGAGGTTCCCACTTGCCGGGTCTGTATATAGAGTGTCTGTTTCAGTGGGCTGTTGAGTCGCAACGGGAGTGTACTCATCACGACTCAAAAGAGCAAGCATATAAGTTTTAGTAAGTCCTAACTGCTCCCAGCAAGACTGAATACTAAAATCTTGACCTGCTATTTTGAGTGCTTGGAATTTTTTTGAAGTATCTGCCATTGCGATAAGTTTTTAGAGTTTATTCCGCTACTGAGAATCCGGAAAGCGTGACGGACTGAGTGGCAGCGTCATACGCTACAGTGTTTGCGGTGGCACCGTCCTGTATTCCGTCAAGTTTGGATTTGAATGCGTTGGTAAAGTCATTCTGAGAAAGACCTTTACCGTCCTCTTTGCTGACTTTGCCATTCAGAGCGGTATCTACCTCAGTCTTGGTATAATAGTTACCAATGTTGAGGTCGTTGATTGCGGCGGCAATAGCGGCCTTGACTGTAGCGGGATCACCTTCACCACCAATCCCGGTCAAGAGATTTTCGATGTTGGTAATTGCAGCAGTCATCTGAGCAGCTTCGCCACCATGTTTAGCAGCCCAGTCGATGAGTTCCTTGTAGGAGTTTACTACACCATCATCGGAAACCTTGGTGGCGAAGTCGTTGAAGGCGTCTGTGATCGCCTTGGAAACTGACCCGGCTCCAGTGCCGTTAAGGGTGTCGATTTTGCCACTGAGGGTAGATACCTCAGAAGATTCGGCTTTAGCGTCGATAACCGCCTTCAAAGCTGCGTCCAGCTCATCAGCTGACACATTGGCCTTATAAGCAAGAGCAGCGAGGCCCTTGATGGGAATATCAGTTCCCTGCACTGAGATGGTGCCGTTGGTCGAACCCGTTGCAATCAGAATATCGACAATTTTTGAAGCGATACTGAGAGCAACCCCATTAACATTGACACCTTCCAGTACGTTAGCTTCTGCACCTGCTGAAATGCCAGCAAGTTTGTTAAAATCTTCAGGAGACATCAAACCTGCCTGGTCAGAAGCAGCAGCTGGGATGACGAAGGATTCTCCGCCAATGACAAAACGTGTAACTTTAAGATCTGCCATTTTGTTATTTATTTGAAGTATATAAAATTACGAGTCATTACTCCCTCGTAAATGGAGTTTTTTAGATTGTAACTGTAGCTGTATCGGGGTCGTAAGATTTTACTGTGACAGTCGAAGATCCTCCAGTTCCTACAGAAGTTGCGGCTTCAGTAATCAGGGTATTTGACCATTTTGAAGTATTATCCCAAAGCAATAGATTTTGCCATTTCCCGACATTAAGGACTGTAAAGCAATCCATTAATGTTTCAAGTTGGTTCTGGTGCTGTTCAATAATAGTCTGTTGAGTAGTATATTGCTGAATGAAGAGAGCAAACTGAGATTCCAGAGCTGTCAGACGGCTGTTGTGACTGATGATGTCGTTCTCTGCTTCGGAGATACTATTGGGAGAGTTGTACCATATATCCGTATCATTCCAGAAGAAGGGGTCTGCCCATTCGCCTTTCTCAAAACATCCGTTATAAGCTCGGATGTCATCGAGCATTTTCTGATATTCAGACTGATGATCTTCGGCTCTCTGATTGATGTTATCAATCTCTTCACTGATTACGTCAATCCTTTCATTGGTGTCGGTAATAGCCTCATCAATTACTCCGGCGCCATTAGCCCATAGGTGGTCATTATTCCAGATAAAAAGATCTCCCCAGACACCATCGACAAAACAGCCAAAATGTTCACCTAATTTAGCGATATTATCATCTTGTGTAGTTTGCTCGCGTCCAATAGCTCTAAGCTGATAAGCAACTTGACGATGTTCTGTAAGAGCCTCCTTGCGAATTTCATCAGAAGTGTCTTGAAGTTCAGACTGAGTGGCTTCGACAGCCTCCTTATTGTCTTGAATATCAGAAGTGTTTTTCTGAATGAGTTTGTTATTTGCTTGAATGAGAGAGAGGTTGGTCATTATGTCCTCATTTGCTTCATTCAGCTTATAACGAGTGTCACGAAGGTCATCGCGGAGATCAGAAATTTCACCAGTAATAACCCCAGTTTCATTAGCCCACAGAAGATCATTATCCCAAATGAAGAGATTTCCCCAGATACCATCTGCATAGCAACTGAAGTGTTCTCCAATCTTGGCAATATTTTCATCCTGAGCGGTTTGCTCACGTCTTATGGCACGAAGCTGGTAAGCGACATTTCGGTGTTCTGTGACCGCATTTTGCTTAATGATTTCAATTTCATCAGCATTATCAGCAATGGCCGAAGCGTTTACCTCAACATCAGATATGATAACTTTGATATTATCTTCTGCATCAGATATTCTCTGAGTTGTGGCTTCAAGACCTGCCTGAAGTTCATCCAAACGTTCTTCGGTATCTGTCGGGCAATGACAAGAACCATTGAAATTTGTGTTGGTCCACTCAGATTCATTTATCCACAAGAGATTATTATCCCATACTCCATTGGTGAGAATGGAAATGCGATAAAGAAGAGAATCAATTTCATGTTGCTGACCCTCCTGTTTGGTATCAAGCCCATCGAGTCTGCCGGTTATGGCCTGATGTTCTTTTTTGAACTCATCGTGCTCTTTGGCAAACTCTTTATGCTCTTTGCGGAAATCCTCATGTTCCTTACGGAAATCATCAAAAGTCTTATTGATAACCTTTAATGTATTTTCCTTCTCAGTATTGATTTTCTGTATCTCTTTGGTCAGATTCTCAATAGATTTCTGATGACCTTCAATTTGAGAATAAATATCCTCAAACGTATTATACATCAGATTAGAATTTTCCCACAGAGCGACATTGCTCCATTTCAGGCCATTATCCCAATAGCCATTACTGAAGCAAGCAAGAGTATCAATAAGGTCGATAATCTGCTCATCGTGCTCTTTGATAAGATCCTGAAGGTCTTTAATTTCCCTATCATGCTTTTGGAGATGGGTATTAACTAACCCATGCTCTTTAGCATTTTCAAGCATTGCCTCCTCAAACGCCTTATCGCTTTTTGATAGGTGTTCGTCAAGTTCCTTTATATCAGCAGCAAGAGCATCAGTGATAGCGTATTTGTTGTTATCCCACAATGCTTCCTGGCTCCAATGCAAGTCATTTTCCCATACACCGGTGCTGAAACAGCTGAAAGAATTATTCAAATCATACACCTGATCCTGAAGGTACTCATTGATACCCCTCTGAATCTTCTCTTGGCGTGCGACATGAGCAGCAAGTGCGCTTATTTCTGTGTTATGCTTCTCAGTTAAATCTTCTATGTCTTGACGATGGTTTTCGTCCAAAACGTTTATCTGATTTTGCAAATCGTCAGTAATGGCGTACTTGTTGTTATCCCAGATTGTTTCATTACTCCACAGAAGAGTATCAATCCAGATTCCTTCACTGAAACAGCTGATGGTGTCAAAAATTGAATTTAACTCCCGCTGTTGTTCGGTATTGACTTTTTCAATGTCGTTGATATGACCCCATTGGTCTCGATTGTCCTCCTGAAGTGCCTCGATTTCCTTCTGTTGCTTTTGAAAAGCCTCATCCAGTTTCTTGGCATAATCCAACATTTGCTGTGTAAGTTTGCGAGTATCAACGGCATAATTGTAATAATATGCCATATCAACCAGCACATCCCACACATCAGTATTGGTATAGACAATGTGCCCCTGGTCATCAGTCATCTTGATTGGGGATTTCCCCTGAGCCTGTAATACTTTACACCTAAAGACGCAGCCACACGCCGTGACCACGTTCTCTTGGTAGTATTTCTTGGTTAAGTCAAAAGTGTTTCGCCATTTTAAGGCAACACCAATTTTAACTATATTGTCATTATTAATACTCATACTATTGATTTATTTGAGTTGCATAAATATGCTGAGTGATTTCATCCAGTGTCATATCACTGATGTTGGTGCTGTTTGATACGATACCAAGGAGTCGGCCGGTATGAATGTCTTGTACCAGTCCAAGCATATTCTTGATATTGGCACTTGTTTGAGGCACCATATACAATCCTTTTCCTGCGTGGAATTGATCTTGGCGAATCATATATTTCACCACTGCCCGGCGCTTTAGGATAAAGCACTTGTGGCAAGTTTCAGTGAGCCAGTATGGTTGCTCAACCAATGCGGTATAGAGTCGGGTCTCGTCATTATCATTGATGATGAAAATTGGAGCGTCCTTTACATTATCCTCGGTCTCATCATCGAACATAACTATGGTATTCGCCTCTAAGGTGGCTGAAATGATGTAGTATTGATCGCTTGGAATAATCTCGCCTACACCATTGAACTGACCGGGTTCGACCTTATTGGCTATTCTGGAAACACTGGTTGTATAGTCTGTAAATAAAAGAATATTAAGTACATAAGGATAGCCGTTTAACAGCTCCATAAAATCGGTATCTGATAGTTCATTCAGGACCACATTGCGCCGCACATATTCATCAGTAAACAAACTAAAGAATGAGAGATTGAGGTCATCAATATCATCCAGTCCTATATCTGATTCCTCCTTTTCAGGGCTAAAAAGAACATCGAGCTTACACGTCTCGTTATCAAATTCTGCATCCTGAATGGGTTTCTTGTCGCCATTGAACTGAGCTTCCAGAACTTTCTGTAAATCGGAATGAGACACTACACAATTCAAATATTTAGTAATGCCCACGCCAGTTGTCGGATATCTATAACTTTTTCCGGGAGCACACAATGTCAGGAGCTGCGAAGCCTGATCATCACTGTAATTGATACTGATGTCAGTGCTTTTTGCAGAGTAGATGTATGCCTTATCCAGTGCCTCCGACTTGCTGTTCTGCACCATCTTGATCATAAATTCTCCATCAATATCTATGAATGGAAGCATACAAGCCGGTATGGGGGCGGCAATATTCTTGCTAAGGACATCGCTATTTACTGGCAAACCAAAATCGCCTCTGATTCTTTCAAAGACATAATACTTGCCATCGCGTAATCCTACAAGTCTGATTCTGAAATTGCTGGTATTGGGTATGTATGAAGATTTGAAACGGCAAGTCATTTCGCCATCTTCATATCCTACAATACTCCAGTAGGCTTCGGGAATAATAATGTTACAGATAAGAATGTCAAGTTCTTTATCCTCATCGAAGATATTACCCCACAATGAGTCGAACATCGGCACTGAAGCATTGGACTTGTCCTCGGTTAACAAGTCGCGCTCCTTCATATCTATGATTAAGTCTCTTACCATCTTTCTTGACTGCGTTTTATCTATAATAGTCAAATCTGATGGCTCAACTTATGGTTATTTTGGTTATAGTTGCTGTGCCGGTGGATGATACGGCTGGATGAGTGGCGGCACCGGGAGTCACATTCATTGCAAGACTGTTTATCCAGTCCATAATTCCCCCACATACCACTTCCCAGACCTTTTGTTGTGGGTCTTTATCTCCAACATCGTGTGTAGCTTTCAGATTGGCCTGAGTTGTTACAATTCCTATCGGTAAAAATGGTTTTTGTGGAAAAACCAGTCCTCCGTTGCCCATTGGAGCTAATTGAAATCCAGCAATAATATTGGCCTCAATTTGTTTAATCCAACTATCAAAACTATTCGATGGACCAGTGGGAGCGCAACTGCCAACAATCTTAAAAGTGTCGGACACTAATGGGTCTGGGGCAGGTGGAATGCCAGGGATAATACCAACATAAGCAACTACGACTGTAGTGTTGGCTATCAGATACTCAGTAATTCCAGCTGCTACTGCACTCATAGCGGCAGTGGCACTCCCGGCAGAATAATCTTTGCCAGAAGTGCCTATTGAACTTTTGAGTTTTGATATGATTGTTTGTGCAAAAGCTGACTTACTCATAATTAAGTTCCACTAACTGATGATCCACAATGAGGGGCACCACTGAAAGGACACACTTTAATGGCATTGAACGGTCCATTTAAGTCGGTAGCTGATACTCCTTTGGTTTTGAGAGTGCCACCGGTAATGGTAACTGAAGTTCCGTCAACTTTTACGTCGGAGCCTTTGATTTCACAACTGCTTGTTTCGATTTTGGCTTTATCGGTTTTGATATTCACTGAGCCATCTTCTTCGGTAATGGTTGTGCCTCCGACTTGAAATGAGACCTTGCCACTGGTCTCAATCATTACGTTTTCTCCATCAATGGTGATTTTCGTGTCACCTACTGTGATGATTTTATGCTCAACAGTTTTTTCTTCTTTGAACCCCTCTTCATCATCCGGGGAAATAATCTGGTCAGTGATGGTGGTGCAGGTGTATTTTGTACTGGTCTTATTTTTAGTTGGTTCTAATTCATAATAATCCTTATCCAAACCATCATCAGTCTCGATAAGTTTTTCTGTCTCGGTAACACCAATTTCTATCACACCATCATCCTCTCCTTCAAGCGAATGAGCGAGCATTTGAATACGCTTTGCGTGGCTATACATAATCACATACTCTTGACCATCTGTGGGATTCTGAACAATAACAACTTCAGAATAAAGCATGGGAACAATCAGGACACCATCAGAGTTATCCTGAATGGCAGACAGAAGCACTCCCTCATGATGACCGGTACCCATAATCGGATATTCATCAGGCTCATAGTTAAATTCCTGAACATCTATAGTTCCGGCCAAATCTCCCTCTTCATGGATGGCACATACATACCCTATGATTTTCTTAGTTCCGCGTACTGCGCCATCAGGCCCAGTCATACCTTGACGAGCCATTTGACCTATTGACCGGCGCACATCGCCGGAATATTTATTGATTCCTCCTTTGAGCGACATAATGATTAAATGATTTGAACTGGTTTTGAGAATGTGGCAATCTTAAACGGGATATGAAGTTCTCGGCGATAACCATTCATTCCGAAAGTGGTATTAACGGCTTCAACATAGTAATACCCATTCTTTTCAGGCTGTCGAACATCTATCAATCCTATAATGTCGGTAGGACGGACAAGAAGATCTCCGAATATTTCAATCGACCCGGATATGCCATTGGGATTATAGTTTGCCCAATATTGCTTTGCTTCTTCTATCAACTCTTCCTCCGTAATACCAACTTTTGTTGAGATATACTGGATGACGTGATATTTGTCGAGTTTTGCCGGATCCGTCAAATGTCCTTCAATACGCTTTGTGCTGTAGGTGCCATTGACGAATTTCATCTTCTTTCTATCTTTTACCTTACGGCGATTGACAACCTGAAACTGGCCATCGCTATCAATTACCCACCCCTCATCATCAGGATTGGGATTTTTACGCAATGTCAGCTTAAAAAACTGATTATCCTTTGTCCGCCCCTGAGCTTCAACTGCAAGATATTTTTTATCATTGCGTTTGAGATTGAGCTTGTCATGAGCGACATCCCAGTCAAATTGAATGAGTTTGACTGAGTTGTTTCCCCCATTGTAGGTGATGTATTTCTTATCATTGTTCGGTAGGCCACCACCTTTCCCGGCATAATAAGTCAAGCCGACACGAAGTTGAACAGAACCATCTGATTTGGTTTCCATTATGCAGAGGACACCGCTCTTACTCCATTCAGTCAATACATCGGCTATTGTGAGATTGTTACTGATTGAACCACCACTTACTGATATGGTTGAACCTTTACTGGCAGCTGCCAGAGGTATGCCAGTATCTTGTAAGAGATGATATGTGCCATCATCATCGAGAAAATCCTTAACCATTAATGTGGCTTTGGCCGATATGTTGGGGGTACTGACAGAGGCAAGGATATGAGCCATATTGGTACACTCCAATTCCAGAGGTGTATCTACTGAAATGGCTGTGATAAAGCCGGTAAATACAACATCCATATTGGGATCACTGTCAGCAGTGTTCATTTTCTTGAACTCAGTCTCTGAATAAGCATATCCCAGTCTGATTTCAATACGATTTCCAACCGCAACATCGTTGGGGCTTAATAAGGCCGGCTCATTCTTTGTTCTGTTAAAATCTATCAATCCCTTATCATCATAGTTGGCGGCCATAGACGTGGTGGAAATTCCATCTTCACTAAATAATGCTGTCGGAGAAGTAGTGATATCACCATCATTATTAGCTGTGATAAGAGTGTTTTCTTTATCAGTTGAGTCTGCTTTATCGCCACTTGTTACATCCTTTTCTTTTCTGCTGGAGAGATTGATTACAGTGCCACGAGGAAATTTAACTACAGCCTTATTGATAAGGTTTTTTGCTGAGTCTGACACTTCAATGCTTTCACATTCTCTAATGGTGAGGCATTGATTAGCTGAAGGTATGGAAAACCAATCATTACCATTAGCCTTCCATATCTTGATCTGACAAACGAGTATAGCGAGTTTATCCTCATACGCCTTATGCTGATAGTATTTGGGCGTGAGGGTGTATTCGACCTGCTGAACTAAATCAGGTCGCTGAGTTCGGAGTGCTGTTAAATCTGAAGCCATAATTATAACTCATCTTCCAGCAGACCGGCGGCGAGTCCAATTCCTTGTTTGAGTGCATCGGCTGCCATAGACTTCAGTCCTTCAAGCTGGTTGTTCAACATCTTCATCCATTCGCTGCCATCATCATCCTTGGCCGATACATTCTTCTGAGGAATGATAGAAACCGTATCTTCAGAAATTTCGATTTCATTTTCAGGCTGGAGGCCGATAGCAGAGAATGTGTATTGCTGGAGTGCCTTGTATCCTTGACGCGGAGAGACACTAAAATTCTCAATAACAATATGGGTAATTCCAAGCTGGTCAAGTACCATATTATTGATTTTGATGATACCCTTGTATTGCATAACCTTATAGAACTTCTGCATATCTTCTGCCGGATAGATGTCAGGTTTACCACTGGTAATCTGTCCTGAGACTGTGAATTTTATATCGCCATTGGAAACCAGTTCTTTTCGGCTATAGTCTCGGCCAGTCACACGGGTGGCTATGAGGTTTTTGTCGGAATTGATTGTAATCAATGCGGTAGTGTCATACCAAACCAAGGTTTTTGTAGTTACGGTATTGCTCACTGTATCAGGCTCTTGCTCCTTATAGATACCTTTCTTTGCATCGACAACTTTGGTACGATATACTGGGAATTTCTGAGTGACAGTAATGCTTTGATCAAGTTCAATACCTAACATCAATGCCTCTGGAGCTTTACCACCCCAATCATCCAAGGCGTATATGGTTCCACCATCGACCTGCATCATACCGTATTCCTTAGCCTCAACTTCTTGTTTCTTCAGTTCAGACTCTACCCATGCTGCACCGACAGTATCTTTTGTTCGCTTACCATTCAGAAGGGAGTTAAAAGCATTGACCGCTTCATTTTTCAATTCAGATACAGCTCCCCGGACAACCCCTTTGACTGCTACTTGAAGTAGTGAGCCTCCGGCGCCGTCTTTGTAGTAAAATTTACAGTTGCTATCTCTACCACCATTGGCAATTTTACTCTGTAAAGTATTGAACAAGGCCCCCATTGTAGAAGCCATTGCACTGCCGGTGGATGTTATTGCGAGGTTATTTAGACTTGTACTCATACTCTATAATAGTGTTGTGATGAGAAAATGAAAATGCCGCCTTTCCCGACAAATTTTCGGTACTTGGCGGCATTACGATTATGTAAGATCCATTACTCGCTGAGCCTGATTTGAGGCTTCGGCAAACATCTGATAGACAGCTCCCGCTATTCTATCTTCCATTGTCGCAATCAAATCACGCTCTTCAGCACTGGAGGCCACTGTGGTTCGGTCAAAATTAGCCAGATTGTTAATGTTGAATACAACCTGAGTGGGTCTTGCCGCAGTTCTATCATAGTGAGAAGCGTATGCTTGCTGGTCTTTCGCTGGAGCCGGAGTTGGTGTTGAGGTCGGAGTATTCTGAGTGCCAGAATTGTTGTTTCCAAACTGTTTTGCCTTTTCCGTCAAGTGTTTGTTCTGTTCAATGATGGTATTGGCAGTTTTGCGCGAGATGTTGCTATACATCTGCTGTTGCTCTCCGGAACGTGTCACAACACGATTACCAAGATTAATCGTATTGCCGGATCTGCCCATCACAAAGTCCACATACTGCTTTTCAGTGATACCAGCTTTTACCCATTCTGAATTGGAATTATTGGCAATCCATTGAGCATAGTATTGTCTGGGAGTTTCATCTCCGTATTTAGCACCATTAAGTTGATGACGGATTTGATTTTTCAGATTATTTGCATCACTAATGTCAATGATTCCAGCTTCGGCCATCATCTTATATGCAGTTCCGATAATGTCGGTGAACCCTTGAAGAGTCAGGTTAAAGTTTGTGACCTTGGTCCGGATTTGATCTAAGATATTCGTGAAGTTCAACTGACCATTCGGAAGAGTGGAAAGCATTAACTCAATATTGGCTTGCTGCTGCCCATCAGCTGAAACGGCGTTGTATATAACGTGATAATCACCAATGATATTGGAGATTGCGTTATACCATTCATCAGTGTATAACTTGGCGCGATTCTCTGCATCTGACAACCACTGATAAGCGTTCATTTTTCCCACCAAGGTACCCATTTGACCATTGATAGTTGCATCAAGAAGGTTTTGCGCACCTAACTGATACTGGTCATAAACACTACGGTTGCTTGTCTGCTGGAATTGTTCAGGTGTCATTCCGGCAGAAGGCAATTTAGCAGTGAACTGAGACATGAATCTGTCTCTTATGGCAAAGGCTGCCTGCTGATATTCGATTTCAGATTTATATGTGGTCTCTCCAGCAAGATACTTTTGACGGAGTTCCGCAATCTCTCGTATGGCCTGCTGAGTACGGAGGTCATTTGCACCTTCGATCATAAGTGCATCCTGAACCATACCATTGCGTTGATTTATGGCCGTATCTTCATCGGCATGCCACATATTCCACAATGCTATACCAAGATTGCTTGCATCATTATGAAGGTTGTACTCCATTTGCTTATGCTTCTTAGAGAAGTCATAATTCCGTGCATTACCGATAGCGAGAGAATAAGCTGGATTTGCAGTTATGACATTCTTCCACTTGGTCGTAACATCATTTATTGACTGCTTACTTGCATCTTTTGAGAAATCATTAAAAATTGTCGCATAAAGTTGATTGAACTTCTGCTTATCCGCATTATATTTCTCGATTTGAGTAGTGTTAATACTGGATATTACAGGAGCAGCTTCAGGAATATTCTCATTCATCATATCCTGATACCACTGACCTTCCTTGGTAAGTTCTCGATGGGTTTGATCAGCAGCTTTGTTGGCCTGTACTCTTGCACGTTGCTGGGCTTCAGAGGTGCCATCTATGCGCTGTTTGAGCTTATAGAGACCATATCCAAGTCCAGCCACAGCACCAACAGCCAATGTTACAGGGTTTACCAAGAATCCGGCGGCCTTGGCCAATCCAGTAAGTAATCCCATAAGCATACTCTTCAGTCCACCAAACATCGGAGCGAATGAAGCCATAGTTGGCACAGCGGTTGCGGCAGCTCGGAAAGCACGCCCAGCTCTGGCCGAGCCATACATTCTCACGGCTCGTTCACGCACTGCTGCATAGTGCTGGCGTGTCTCTTTATTGAGCGCGGCCAATGTAGTTCGCTTGTTCGCTCCACTAAGAGCTAACTCTCCGGCCAATATAGCGTTTGCCGCCATAGCATTATGCGCTCTGGTAGCGATATTGCCTCGGATAACCTTGTTTGTGCCCCACTTACCAGAACCAACTATGAATGGAGCGTTTGTTATAGCAGCGTTTGCCGCACCTCCAGCAACAACCCGACCGGCCACATTGCGTGTCATTGTTGTGCCTCCGGCAGCAGATATGCCGGCCAAAGCCATGATGGAGCCTTTGAGACGGTCAAATACACCAATCAAAGATATGATAGGAGCAATGAGCGCACCCATCTGGGTAATACCCATTTGGAATGTGATCCAGAATTTGATAAGTCCGGGAGCTGCATTGTAGAGAGAGGCCCATATCTTGACAAACCACGCCATAACTTTGCCTATCTCAATGATTAAATCGAGAAGGTTCTGCATCATCTGGATTGTTTCGGGTTTAGCAAGGTAGTCTCTTAGTTTTTTCAACATTTCTTCAAATCCACCTTGACGATTTTCAAACGCCTGAACAATGCCTTCAGTAAATGTTGATGTGACTTGTGCCCACAGACCTGATATGGTGTTCTGTTTCTCTTCTGCAATAGCACCAGAGATATTTCCATTGACGGAATTACGGTTTGCCAGCATAAGAGATACAAGAGAGCTAAGACCAGCCTTACTACTCATCTTGTTCGACACAGCTTCGATACCAGTCCCAATCTCTTCGGCAACCCCTTTATCGCCACCGGCAGCGGCAAGTAAGGTTGCAGCGGCGCCAGGTTGAGCAGTGATTCGGAAAAGATTACCGACAATAGAGGCCATTTGATTTTCAGGTATGCGCTGGGCCATTTCGATTAAGATGTCGGACATAGCACGATAACTACCATCTTCTTTGAGGGTAGTGATCCCGTAGCTTTGTTTCATCATATCCAGAACTGCCTTCTGATTTTTGTTTGGCTTAAAGAGGTTCTGATACATCATACGGAGAGCAGTACCAGCAGATGAAGCCTGAATACCAGCATTACCCATGACACCAAATAATGCCATCGTATCGGCAAAAAGATTGGGGTCATTACGGCCATACATATTTGCCACACCACCACCATATTTTGCTGACTCGGCCAACATCATAAGGTCGGTATTAGATCGAGTAGCGGTTGTAGCCATAATATTTGCTGCCTCACGCATACGATCAGGAGCAATCTGGAAGGTGGTCATAATATTGGTCATCTTATCGGCAGTCTCGCCCAAATCAGAATCTCCGATAAGAGCAAGGTCTGCGATAGGTCGAATCGCTGCATTAATTGCATCTATATCATAACCGGCCATAGCAAGAAAACGAGCAGCACTGGCAACTTCAGGAGCAGAGAATTTTGTCTTGACACCAACATTACGCACAGTTGCTTCCATATTCTTGAATGAATTTTGACTGTAAGTGTCAGTACCATTCTGAAGTATGGCCTGGGTAGTGCGCATTGTGTTCTGGTACTCCATAGCCTGACTGAATGAGCTTCCGATTGCTGACATTGCACCACCAATCGCAAACATCACGCCCATACCCTTGGCCATATCCACAGCCATAGGTGTGCGAACACCAAAAGAAGTCTGGCCCGTAAATGGATATGCCCACCTACGAGAACGGTCAAAGAATGGTTTTGGCTGCCCAGTTCGCATAGGCACCATACCAGTGCCGCGAGATTGTGTGGGCTGGCCGACACCATTGGTCTTAGCTACATCGCCTTCAAGTTTATTGATTTGACTTTGCAACGTCCAAGGCACCGCCACACTTGCTTTCTGCATCTGAGTTGATACTCCTTGCAGATATTTCAGCATTTGTGGAGCCTCCATTCCCGGAGTGGGCATAATACCAGTGGTCGCTACTGCTTGACGGAAGTAACGACGATGTTTGGTGAGCATATTCAGTTGCTCTTTGTTTTGGGCAAAGGGCAACATCGCATTTTGAGCCTGAGCTTGTAAACGAGCAGCTTTCTGAATATTAGACTCACTTGGCTTACCCTTGGGATTTATTTGAGCCAATTTCCAGCCATCTGTATATCTTGATACAGCAGCTCGCGCTGAAGAATGTTGTTGAGTAGCGGCAGAAAGAGCATTACTTGACATCGTACCATATCGAGCCATCAATGCTGTTTCATGCTGAATTGCATTAGCGAATGGGGCTTGTGCCTGACGATATTGGTCAATTTGAGATTGTAGTGCGGCTTGGGAGGATTCTATTCTGGTAATGGCGCTTCTTTGATTTTTATTAGGCTTTTTCAAAGAAAGAAGCGGTTTTTTCATTTCCTCAAGCTGTGCCATCTGTTTCAAATATGGCTCCATTTGCTTTTGGATAGCTGCATATTGTGTCTTTGCCGCTTCCAAACGAGCATTAGACTTCCCAGTGCTACGAGCAATCTGAGACTGGATTCGTGCTACGTTTCCTCGCGCATTACTTTCATCTCCCCTGAGTTTTGCCAGGTATTGCTGTTGTTCAGGATTAAGATATGATGTAAGATCGTTAGCTCTAACCCATTTATATCCATTAGGCGCAGTGTGAGCTGCCGGAGCTGAAGAGCCCCAAGCAACTTTATTTTTACCTGTTCCAGCAGTAGTGGGAGCTAATTTTCTTAATCGTTCTTCTTCGGCAAGCTCATAAGGCGTTTTTTGAGCAAAAGCAGCCATTGCATTTCGCTTCATTTGGTCAAGCTGCCACGCCCTTCTTCGTTGTTGATCTGCAATCTGAGTTGCATAATTTGAAGGAAGTATACCACCCTTGGCTAAATGTGCTCCAAGTTGATCTCTATATTGTCTTGGAGTCAAAGGTTGATGGCCCGTGTGTCCTGCCTGCTTACCACTCTTTTGAGCAACACCAACACCAGCAGTCTTTGGAGTTGTGCCAGCCTGACCAGCGGCGCCTCCAGCTACACCAGAAGCAGTGAGATTGATATTCTGAGGACTGGCAGCCTTAACAGCTGTAATAAATTCCTCCAGTTTTGCGATTGCCGGCGTAATATCCAAATTAAGTTTGATGGGAGGAATACTGCCGGCCATCTTTTTAATTTGTTCCTGTCGGCCAATAACACCCTTCTCCCACATCAATTTAACCGCAACGGGTATGGTCTGACGTGGGATGCTTTTGATTTGACTGATTATGTCTTTGGTATCAATCGTTGCAGTTATAGGAGTTGTAGTGCCTGACTTCTTTCCTTTAACTGGAGTAGAAACTGGTGTTTCCTTTGCTGTGGGCGCAACAGTAGTGCCAACCACACTCGTTTTGGGGTGTGGTGTGGTTGAGGTGGCAGCACCAGTGCTTTTTACTGGTTTGGGGGCAGCCTTTGCTTGTTGTGCGGCTAAGGTTTGTAACTGCTGCTGGGCTTTATCAGTTAATAAGTTTACCCTAACATCCAAAGTTGGTGCAGGAATTGATCTTACAGATGCAGCCACCTGATCGGCCATTATTTTTACATTGACCGGGATAGCTTCTGCAACTTTACCTTGGATTTTAGTGATTTCTCCTACAACTGATATTACCGGGGGTTTGGCTGTAACATTGATTTTTGAGAGATTGCCTACAATATCAAGAGCCAGAGGTTTTACAGTTTTTGTAACTGCTTGTGCCGCTGCGGTAGATTTTCCCTGAAGAGTTCGGACAATATTCTCTTGTTCTGCTCGATTAGCCTGATATGCCGCAAGCGTTTTAGTATCACGAGTAATTTGCCCTTTTATCGCGGGAGTACGCTGATCTTCTGGAATGGCTCGATTTGCATCAAGACGAGACTGGATAGGAGCGATTTTATCATTCCAGACCTTAATCTGCTTTTGAGCATTTGTGAGCTTAGTCTTTTCATCCTTGGTAAGAGCAGAAACAAGACTGGATGATTTACCAGTTTTAGTCTTGTTGTCTTTAGGAGTGAATGGAGCAACGACAGCAGCACTTAGGCCGGCAAGACGTGTGAGTTGAGCTTCAGCAGCGGCAAATCCTTCAGTATTCAGTATCGGATTGATATTGAATGTGCCTTGTGATTGTAAAGCCTTTAGTGAAGCCTGGATTTGCTCTATAACGGTCAATGCGCCACCAGCACCAGTGGCATTGCCTCTGATGTTAACTGTAAGAGCCTTACTTTTTGCATCACCAAATGCTTTCTTCCATTCTCGGATAACGGCTGGAGTGACATTGGTGAGTTTTGCCGGCTGAGATGCGGCAGTTGATTTAGAAGTAGGGGTAGCTGCAATTTTTGATTGAGCCTTTGCAGCCTTTGCTTGTTGTGCGGCTGTTTCCTTTTCAAGTTTTTCTGCAACAGCAAGTTCAGCTTTACACTGCTGAATACGCTGCTGATACATTCTTTTTTGAGCCTCTAAGTTTGTAAGTCTCTCTTGGTAAATTGCCTGCTGTTGAGCTGTGGCTTTTGCTAATCCATTTTTGTTCATCTGGATTAGACCATCACGACCTCTTACAACGCTGCCATTTTTATTTTTTTTAGGTGTACCTAAGAGTTTATCTAACTCTTTGTTATACGCCTCAATATCCTTCTTTATGGCTGCAACTGATCTGGTTCCACCAAGAGCAGAACCAATACCTTTTTGAGCTACTTTTGTACCAGCAGTGTTTCCTGAAAGAGCCTGGAATATTGCTGTGTGCATTTCGGCGGCGGCACTACGGACTTGTGTCACCATAGCTCGCAACTGATTATTAAAAGCACCTACATCAATTTTCGGTGCAAATGTCATTTGCGAGTTTTGTTTGAGCTGATATACCGACTGGCTAACCTGAGTGATCGCAGTTTTAAGCGTATTCATTGGGCCTTCAAATTCCTTTGCGATATTCGCAATAGATTGAAGCCCCTCGGCCGCCTTGGTTACATCAGCAATAATGTCATACCTGACGATGTAATCTTTATAATCTGCCATTGGTAGTAATGCTTAATGATTTGCTACCTATTAATAGTCAAAGAGAAGCCCCAAGTCGTTTTACTGACCTGGGGCGAGTAGTTTATTTGATACGCTTAAACCTACAATATCTTAATTTATGTCATGTGAGACTTCTTCCGAAAGGAATCCGCTATAATTGACCGGACCAATTTCCAGTTTCATAGAGATTGAATCATTTTCCAGAATCTCATCATTTTCTAAGAATGTTACAACACGGCCATTAATCTGATTTTGACCTTGTTTATTTCTCATTACAGAGTCAAGAATGGTATTGATAGAGTCTGTTATGATTGCGATAGAGGTTGCACTAATGTTGTGGGTGCCTGGAATGTAAATGTGATTGCTGTTGACATACGGGATAAGTGCCGTACACATTGCTCTACGGCATTTGTGCATTACCCGGTTATTGGCTATTGTGCTGAAGTCACCTTCGCATAAAGTTTGATCACTACTGAGGAAATACGAAGCCTCCAGCCCCTCATAATCTATTGGAATGATGTAGCCTCTGGATGATATGGTATTGGCCCATACTCGGTGTACGCTATCCATCGGAGTGCCGGTACTACCCACTCCCCATTCCGGATTATTAAAGCCCTCGTTTTTGTTCAAATCACACTTTTCAATAGATGCAATACTTTCTTCGGCGCCACATAAAGCAAGACAAGCCATAATCAATCCCAGTGATGAAACTGGGGCCTGAAGAGGATTGTTGCTTTGCATTTGATGGACTTCCTGAGAGCCATTTTGAACAAGAGCAATAGATACTTTCGGACAATTCAATTCAATAGCGTTGGGAAGTTGTTTATAGCGGATTTGATCGCCACCTATATAATTGGTATTGCCACAAAGCACAATATGAAGAGGCACCATAGTATGAGTTGAGACACCGATTTTTCCATTAATCTCATTAGCTTGGGCCTGAAGATCTGTTATAAGTGATGTAAAGCCCATTGTGCCATCAGACTTCTTATTCCATACTGGCTGGGAAGTCCACACTCCAATATGAAATATCCGGCCACTGGTCTGTTGCTGCATATATTGAAGTACATCCCAGTCCTTAGAACAATCTGCTATTGCTACATACACAGTCTGATTATCTCCAATAAAATCAAAAAATTGAGCGAGATGATAATAGAGAAGGTTATTCAGAAAGCCATCATTCTTAATGCCTAATAGAAGTGCATCATCCATATTTTTAACACATTGTATCTGTCCGTCCTTGAAATTATGATATAGTAATGGGAAACCGTCAAATGGTTTGTCAAAACCACTTGTATCGAACAAGAAGGCTCCTACGCTTTCATCAGTAGGAATATTGAAAGTTAAGTCTGGAGTCTGCTTGACCCCAGTATTTATATAACTGAGTTGTGCCATATTGACTTT